CTTTTTTTTTGAGCAAATAAAGTGTTAATTATGTGTAACTAATTTAGCTATATAACCCGATCTAGTTTCTCCAATAGATTGAGCTAACCTATCTAAACGTCTTAACACTTTTGATGATAAAGTAATATTTATTCTTTCTACTTTGTCTGTTAATTTTGATAAATCTAAATCAACGACACCTAAAACAAAATCATCTAAATTAGGATATTTTGTTTTTAAAGTTTCAATATCGCTAGGTTGAGGAATATCTATATTATTCTCACTTGCAACCTTTGCCCATTCTTCTCCAGCTTCTGCAATATCAACCAATAGCTTATCTAAAGTTTCTGATTGAGCAGTACAGCCTTCAAAATCCAAAAGCATAGCACCATAATCTTCATTATTTGCATCTTTTGGCTCTATAGCAATGTAGTACTTCATATGTAAACTCCTAATCACTAGAGAAGAGATATATTTCAATCTATTCTTTTGTGTTATTTAAGGTTTGCAGTTTTCAAAATGCTATGTAATAAACCTTTTTTCATATCCTTTCTAGGATGTGTAATGGTTATTATTTTTGCATAATTAGGATGCTTAAAAGTGAAATGATCACCTTTTGAAGAAACAAGCACCCAGCCGTTTGCCTTTAATAACTTAATCAGTTCATCACTGCTCATTAGCTTGACCTCACAATAATTAAGTTACATATAAAATTATACACACTATAATACACATTATCAAGTTAAGAATTAAAATATTAAATTCTTTTCTTAGCGTCTTGCGATTCTTGCTATTAAGGTGTGAAGCAAACACCTTGATATTCATTATTAGACTAATGAATTGTTATAAATCAATTTAACAAAAGTTTACTTCACACTTATGAGCAATCTACTAGCGAAACCGACAAAGACTAGTAAATCACTCATAAGTGTGAGCTGTCTGTTTTACTTCTGACAGCAAAGAAGGAGATTTTCAAATACCTGAAACATGTTGTCACAAGCACCTGAACACGTGGAAATCTTAAGAAAGAAACAGTTTCTGTTCAGCCTGTCTTCTCTTTGTTAACCCAGGCAGAACTACACCGCCTGCTTTGTTAATATCTAAGAACTCAAGCGATGCACCGTACTTATCGCCTTTTTTCATCTTAGCCCAAAGTTTATAACCTGTTAAAACCTGAATAGGAGATAACCATCGCCCATCTTTTGTTTTCTTTCCCGACAGATTAAAGAGTAAACTGCAGAGGGCATCAAACATGCCTTGAGTAACTTCAATTTCATCGGCATTTAATGCTGCTATAACCTGACGTTCAATCTTTTCTAGATCTGATTTTAAAAGGTGCTCTGCTTCAATCTCTGTACAAATAGAATTCTTTTTAACATCAGGTCCATGGTGACCATAACCAATAGTCCATCCGCTCTCACTGGATACAGGCTTATATGCTGTAGTTCTTAAGCCTTCAAAATTCTGAATAAGGGCAATGGCATGACTACTAATCTTCATTTATAAAATCTCTGTTATCGTTGCAATTAATTCACCGTTGTGAGGCTGGAGCTCACCACGCTTAATATTTAAAACATCTACCTGTGAATCATCATTCCAGACGCCAGCAATGGAGCATGCATCAAGAAAACCTTTCATAGGATTGTCTACATCACGTTTGCGCTTGTCAGGAAAATGAAGAGTTACATCAACGTGGATTTTTGCTTCAGGGGAGAATGGTTTATCTATTTGAGATTTGATTAACCAAATTGCCTGTTCTTTCCATGAACGGTATTTTGATGTCTCAACCATTCCTCTACCTCTGTAAGATCTTGTTAATCGAGCATTTGCACTTACAGGCATTGGAATACGTAAAATCATGATGATTGATGACCAAAGAAAGTACAGCCTAACAAGGCCAGTAGAGAAATGAACATGTACAAACAAGCAAAGCCGTTAGCAGAAAGCACAACGGCTAAGCCAATCTCAACAGACCACATCACTGTCAAACATAAACAATGACTAAATGAGCGTTTAATCTTTTTTGGCATAATGATCCTCGTTAAGATTAAAGCGCTTCAGTACAAGTTTAAGAGTGATCTCTGTAATGCGACCTGCACCGATTGCACCAATACCAACAGCTAGATACAAACAGTCAGACTTAGTTATGCTTGAGTAATGACTTTGTACCCACCCACACAAAGCAAAAGCAATGCATCCACAGAGGACAGCTTCAATACATTTTTTGTAGTTCTCAGGAGGTTGTCCTTTTAAGATGTCAAAGCATAAAGCTACGATACATGCGATTATTCCTGCTGCAAGGTAGTAACAGTATGGTGCTAATGAGTTAAACACCGCATCTAACATGAAATACCTCGCAAAAATAAAATTAGTGTGTAGAAACGAAAAAAGCACCTACAATGAGGTGCTTCTTCTTACAGGATTATCGATAAAATTTACGTAACAATCTATATATACAGTTATTTCATGTTACAAATCTATTCTAATAGGGGTCAACAAGGATGTCAACAGTTAAAAATAACGATAAATCAACATGTTATAAAATAGTTTAAAATAAAAATATTAGGAATAATTACTAATAAAGCTCGATATTGAAGTTTTTATTTGAGCAAAATAATAAAAAAGTGATGTTAATCACTAAAATATTTTAGCTCTTTTAGCACTCCATACAAAAACTTATGCCACTTCTCCATAGCTTCACGTCTTTCTTGAAGCAATGATGATCGCATGTAAGCTCTTGTGATTGCGTTACCAATAGCATGAGTTAGACATGCTTCAGCTGTGAATAAGTTAATGCCATTATGAACCATCCATGCCATTCCCGCAGCTCTCCAACCATGAAGCATAAAATCAATGTTATGTTTTTTTAATTCGATTAAGGTTTTACTTCTGACTGTCTCAGGAGCTATTTTAAATATTCTTCCTGGTCGTTCTTTGTCGCAGATCTTGTCTAAAAGAATCTTAAATTCAGGTGTTATTGGTACCTTAAAATTATTTATTCCTGTTTTTGTTTTCTTAATGTTGATTACATTGTTTTTATTGTCAATATCTTCTAATTCAACAGATGCTGCTTCAATAGGTCGAACTAAAACAAAGAACCCGAAGATTATGTAATTTACATATCTTTGATTCTTAAAATTACTTAAAACCTCTGACAATATTTTTTTTATTCCATCTTCTGGAAAGTCAGGATCTACAGATTTTAAATGTGTGACTGTATGAGAGGGGATCAGCTTTTTTAGTTTTTGAAAATTGTTATTTTCCAATTTCTCGTTATTAACTGCAAAATCTACAAGCTGATTAAAGAAATCAGCAATTCTTTTTGCAGCAGTTATTTTATTTGAATAAATAGTGCTGTTAATGATATCTCTGACTTCAATAAAAGTTATCTTTGCTAAGGGTTTGTCTTTTATAGCACCTAACTTGGATAAAAGCCCGCGAAGATGTTTTATAGTATTTTTTGAATAAGATTTTGTTCGTAAGAAATCATCATAAGTATTTTGAAGTGTGTACTCTTGTTCTTTTAGTTTAACGGCTAGTCTTTGATTATATTCTTTGATGTACTCTTTAGGCTTATAACCTTTCAGTGCAAGATCATAACGTTCTTTAAGCATTGCTAATGCCATATCAAGAGTTACGTCTGAAACTGATCCTAAAAATTCCTGATGACGTTTGCCATTGATAGTGGTTCTAAAGCAGTAAGAACGAGTGATATTTCCATTAGCGCATCTTCTAGCTAGAACTGATAAGTTGTCAGTGATGGTAACTCTAATAGAACTCTTGTCTTCAGGAACATTAAGAGCTCTGATAGTCTTATCTGTAAATTTCATAATGATATCCATGTGATCCAAAGTGTTACCCAGAAAGGTGGATAACAATTTATGAAATTATACAAATTTAACGATATTTTTACTACTTTATAGAGGTGATTTTAGATATTAACTTATTAAAATATAAGAAAAATATTTTTAATATTGTAAAATTGCTTAAAAATTAGATAGATAAGTATTTGTTGTAGTTATATTATTTAAAATTCAATCAGTTATCTTTAATCTTAAAGATTTGTGATCCATATTGTGATCCACTGATTGAATTTTTTGTTTCTTAGAAAACATCATTAATAACTTGAATTACGTCTGTAATAGTTCGCTCTGTTGTTATTCTTAAACCTTTCTTCTGAATAGTTCGTAATACAACTTTAAGCTGAGTTCCATTTGTAAAAGAATATTCTTTGTTTTTTACAGCTTCCAAAAAGTCATCATCTTCAATGTTTGCGAAAAACTCTAACTCTCCATCATAAAAGCGCCATTTCTTATTAGTTCCTGACAAGTTCAACTCTGTTACTTCCAAAATAATTGTTGCTTCATTTTCGTTAAGAACTTCATTTTGATTATCAGAAAAGAAAGTTCTTTCAGATTTGGATACTGATGAACTTTTGTCTGATGTTTTTATAGATATGTTATCAAAGCCGTCTAAATCTAACGGTGCAGTAGTTTTGTTTAAAGCTGAACGAACTGAACCGTCATTATACAGTTTGACAGTGCAATTATTAAAAACCTGAGTATTACCTTCACAGTTTGTGATAGTAGTGTTAAACATATTATCTGTGCATGGCTCCTGCTTTAAAGGCTTATTACCTTTTAGGAACTTAACTAATTCTATTACTGAGAAGATTGCTTCATTAAAAGTTATAGTGTTCTCAGCTAGAACTCTAACAGGTTCTGCATAAGTTAACAACAGTTCAAATATAAAAGAACCTGGTTGCATAGCATGAATTTTTACATCAGATTTTGTCTTTTTACCGTAGCAGTTTTCGATTGTCTTGTGCGACAGTTTTTCTAAGCCTGTAAGAGTTTGAATAAAAGAAGATATTTGAACAGAATGATCTGCAACTGCGTTACCTTCAAACTTAATAACCAGTGAATCTTGTTTCATTTCTTGGTTCATTTTCAACTCCTAGTATAACTACTTGTGTTTAATATCTTGAAATAAACATTGACATATTAAAATCAAGTAATATAATAAGAAACATGGGGAGGACAATATGAAAAAGAAACGTAAGCAATCGTGCAAACGTAAATGGTCAAAGATAGAAATCATAATGCTGTTAAGCTTAATCATACAAACATTAGATTTTATCTTTAACCACTTCTTCTAACATATCACCCCTTAGATTGGAGCTCTAAGGGGCACTTAAAATTTTAAGTTAAATTTGGAGTTTTGACAAATGAAAAGTTTTAATCGTTTAGAGATCATGATGGCTTTAATACTACTGTTGCAAATCATTCAACTGATTGAAACAATTATGGAGAAGTTCTTCTAATGGATAATAAAGCAAAGTCATGGGGCGGTAAGCGATCAGGTGCAGGACGTCCTTCAGGTACCACTGGAGCATATAAAGCAGATGAACTTAAAAAAGACGGTCGTATTGTGATTGGCTGCACTCACAGTGAAATGGAACAAATCAAGGAGCTTGCAAAACAGTCTGGTAAAAATACAAGTCGCTTTATTGTAGATACAATTTTAAAGAAGTGAGTTTAAGGCAGTAGAGATACTGCCTTTAAAATCTTTTTACTCAACAGCAGTTACAGTCCAAATAACACCTTTCATAAGCTTGTTGTTCTGATCGTAAACAAAATTTCCCCAAATTCTTACAGGCTTATTATGTTTTTGAGCATTCCATAAAACATCAATATCAGATTCTTGCAATGAATACTCATCTACAGAATCAATCTCACTATCATATTCTTCATCAAAGAGTGCTGAAGTTAAAGTTACTTCGGTTTCAGGATCATTGACTAACTGAACTTTAGCTCTAAGCTTTTTTGTAGAAAAAGAACCAGATAAATTTAAAACTTTAAAATCATAAGATTCAATTTCTGCTCTTTTTTCGGTATGCCCTTTTTGCTGTTCGTTTATTATCTGGGCTTTACTTAAAGTTTCAGAAGGAAATTTTATAAAATCAACTTCGGAAGCTGGTGTATTTTTAATAAAAGACTTTCTTATTGATTTGTTCGATTCTTTTGCATAATCAAGTGTTATTTTAAATTTATCAGACGATAACAATTGCTGTAAATTCTTTCTTTCTGATTCTTTATCTTCCAATTGAATTTTAGTTAAATCTACCTTTTCCAAGTATTCAAATTTGTTTGAAAAATACTCGTTAATTCCGCTACTTGCTATATAAGCAGTAACAACAAAAGCTAGAATTAATTGTCCTTTAGTTCCCAATTTTCCAAACTCCCTGACTGTGGAAGACATCTCTTTTGATAAATCTTCTGTTTCTATCTTGGAACAGCCATCTGATATGGTAAAAAACATTTGAGTAGAATTCATTGGTTTTCGTAATGGGATCTTTCCAGTATCTAACGTTTTTAATACCTTATAGAAACAATCTTGAAAATCAATAATCGACTGAGCGTAACCAGAAGTGATAGTCGATTTAAAATTTGAACCGTGAATTTCTATAGAGAATCTTTTTAGTTCATCACTATTAAAATCTACAGAATTAAATAATTTTTCCCAAAAATTACCGTCCTGTCCTTGCTTATCAAAAGTTAGACAGAAATCTCTTACTTCATCCCAAGTCTTTATTGTAGCAGTCATTTTAAACCTCACTATTTTTATTCATAATACCAAACCAAAATAAAGCATACTGTGTTTAGCATCACTCATCTTTAATCTCCAGTTTTCCCATCAACACCAGACGTATATCTTCGTAAAGGTTTTCTTTGTCTTCTATCAGAGTTTTTAAATTAAACTGGCGGTTTAATTTCTTATACCTGCGACCAATCCATTTTGATCTTAAAACGTCCAAACATGAACTTTCTTTGATCACAAACTCTTCGATGAGTGACTTGTAGTATTTATTTTGCCCACAGACACCATTTAAAGCCTCGTCAAAGGCTAATGCCTCATCGTCACGTATAGGAATATATCTCTTGTGCTCGACAGCCCCTTCAGAGTGAAATTTAGCCCCTAGCCAACAACGGTAGTTTTTCGGATTATCAAGATCAACTCTTGCCCAGTGTCCAAACGCTTCTACCCACGCAGGAAAGTTATATCCTGTCCTGACTGAATTTAAAAACTCGTAAGATAGCTTTCTTATGCGCATAGATCACCTTTTATAAACCAAAATTTACTAATAAAACATCACCGCATTACCGTTGAAATGGAGAGGAACAGAACCACAGGCACCGTTACGGTTCTTAGTAACATGACACATTGCTTCTGTGTTATTGCGGGTAAGTAGCATGATTAAATCTGCATCCTGTTCAATCGCACCTGAATCTTTAATGTCTGAGCTTAGAGGTGTCTTCTCTTTTCTCTGTTCGATATTACGATTAAGCTGAGCAAGACCTAAAACAAACATCTGATACTGCATAGCCATTTCTTTTAGCTGTCTTGAGATCTCACCAACACCAACAGCTCTTGATTCGGCCTTGTTTCGTATTGGCATTAACTGAATGTAGTCTAGAAGAATACCTGAGACACCACCATACAGAATGTTAATCTGATGAACAATACGATTTACATCGTTGATGTTAAGTGATGTTTTATCACAAAGCAGCAGCTTAGGTGCACCGTTTACCGTCTTACCGAAAGTATTTTGTGATTTAACGATGATGTCATGCCACTGATAAGATTCAACTCTACCATCAAGTAGATCAGTAATATTGACCTTACCAAAGCTTGAAATCATACGCTGCATAACCTGAGCATTCTGCATCTCAAGAGAGAATAGAATAACAGGATAGTTCTTACCTTCGGTATCAGCCTGGAGGATGTTACACAGGATATTAGTTGCAAATGCTGACTTACCAACACCAGTACGAGCACCAATAATATCTAAAGTACCAGGACGTAAACCTTCGATAACAGCATCGACAGCTGCAATGCCAGTAGGAATGATTTTATTGTTTACGTTACCGTCTTTAATATTATAAAAGAAATCCATAGCTACCTTAGCTGCATCTACCACGTCAACCTGTTTTATATCTGCTCTCTTATCGAGGATATCGTTTAATCCATCCTGCAGTTCTTTAGGATCAAGGTTGATGTTATCTACAAGATACTTTTGAGCATCATTGAAGTTTGCAATCATCTGACGTTTAAGAGCGTACTTGTGAACTGTCTTGGCTAACTGCTTACTGATAGAAGCTTTCTTTAAATCGTTTTCTGCAATATTAGTCAGCACATGATGGAAGTTGTCATAGCCGTTTTCTTTCAAGAACTGATTGATAGTCAGAACATCAAGAGAACCATCCTCACAAATCTCTTTGTTCTCAAGCATTCTTCGACAGCCTTCATAAACCAGCTGACGTTCAGATGATGAGAAATCCTCTGCTGACACAAGATCAGCAATCTCTGCATATACTTTGTCACCCTGGAATATTAACTGAGCTAACAGAGCATTCTCATCGTCAATACTTGCACAGTTATCGATAGTTACGTCTGACATTAAGCACCTCTCTCAAGAGCTGTAATAGCATCAGTGATGTTTTTCTTCTGCTCATCTGGATTGATAACTGTCTGAGCTTTTACAATCTCAAGTGACTGAGTTTGTACAGGTATTTCCCATTCAGTAAATTTACCTTCACCGTAAAACTCTGTTGCAAGAGTAGCACAAGCATCATGTTCACCAATGAACACACACTGCTGTGGTGTACTCCTGTATCTTGATGTCTGTATTGAGTATCTCTTAGCCTCATCAAGCATTGAGTACAGTGGACAGTTAACATAGTTTTTTACAAATTCTTTCTTAAGGAACGGTTCATCACTGTCATTAGTCATGCCATATTTCTCATGAGTACCACAGGTGATAAAGAACGCTAAGCTAGCTTTCAGATCACCAAAGACATAATCAGCTGATGAGCTGTAGTTGATTGATATTCTCTGCCATAAGTAAGCAGCTTTACTCTCAGCCTCACTCTTAGACATACCATCCAATCGAATGTAGTCACACAATGTCTGAAACGATGGTTCCGTTGGTGAAGTCAAAACAAAGTATGCTAAAGCATCAGTTACACGTTGAAGATCATAGTTAATAAAACGATTAAAGAAAAAAAGAGTAGAACTCTCATCAATCTTGTAATCATGTTTGTAAAACAGTTTAAAAGCATTCCAGTTATCACTAAATTTGATATAATCATTCTTGTTCATAGGAAAGCACCTCTGAATAAAAAATTGTTCATAAATACTCAAAGGCTACTGTCACAGGTAGCCTTTTTTTTTAATATTTCAGACTGGCTAAGAAAGCCTGTCTTTTTTCTGTAAGATCTTCCTGATTGGTTACTTCAGAATGAGTTACGACATTCTCAAGTGCTTTCAGCACCCAAGAAGACACCAGCTCACGCAGACGCTTCTCACTCTTGATGAATTTAAGCTTGTCATTCTGCCTGTTCCACCTCAGCCACTTCTCTGACTCAATAAACGAAGAGACATTTCTTGCCTCTATATTTCGTTTTGCAAGTTTCATAATTTCCTCAGTAAAAATGTTCTGAAGATATAGAGCATCGTTTTCTATTTTTTCGATAGAAAATTGTGTGTGTGATGGAGAGGTAGATGTGTTTGTTTGTTGATCATTACTAATATCATTACTTATATGATCATTACTTTGTATAGAGAAAACTGTCTTTTTGACAGTTTTAATACTGTCATTTTGACAGTTTTGAGTAGACTTTTTGACAGTTTTAATACTGTCATTTTGACAGTTTTGAACATCAAAAATAAAATATACAAGACGGACTTTTTTGTCGTTACGTCTAGTTACTTTTATATCTATGATTTTGCTGTCTTGAAGGAGTTCTAAAGAGCGTTGAACTGTTTTTTCGCCTATACCTAGTATATTGACTAAGTAAGCATTAGATACGAAGCATTCTTTCTCGCCGTTTTTAGTCAGAGCACAAATGCGCTCTGCAATAACTTTGCAAGCTAATGGCAGCTTCATTTTCCAAATTTCTTTCGGAAGCTTGTTGACTATTACAGTCATAAACTACTCTTTCAGAAGTTCGTATTTTTGAATCAGATCTTTGTAAGTGATGTTTAAATACTTAAGATAAGCTCGTGGTATGCCTCGTCTTTTCCAATTAAAGACAGCTTGAAACGTTAAATTAAGATCTTTAGCTAAAGCTGAGCAACTAACTTCTTCAATAAAATTGCTACTTTGTTTTATATATCGTTTTAAACACATATTTAACCTTTAAATACTTAAATATAAAATTGTATAAACAAATGTTAATTCACAAGTTGTAAAAAATCAAGTTAGAATATAAACAAATGTGTAATTCGATATTTATTGTTTGAGGTGTGTATGAATTCGGTTTTTGCAGAAAGATTGTCAAAAGCATTTGTTAATTCTGATATTCAGACTAAAAGTCAACTTGCTGAGCTAGTAGGCATCACTCCTCAATACTTACACAAAATTTTATCTGGAGATGCAAAGCAACTACCTCCAGCAGATTTAACTCTTAAGTTAGCTAAAGCACTTAAGGTAGATTATTCATGGCTTATTACTGGAACTAAATTAAATGAATTAAGTGATTCAGTTAGACCAGGTGAAGCAAGTGATGAATGTATTCCTATTGCTTCGTACAATATAAGTTTATCTTGTGGTAATGGCTGTTATAGTCCATCATTTGAAATCGCTGATGAAAGTCCTGTCTACTTTAAAAAATCATGGTTTAGCAAACATTCTGTATTGCCAGAAGATTGCAGAAGATTAAAAGCTCATGGTGATAGTATGGAACCTGTGATATTAGATGGAGACTATATCACTGTAGACTGCTCAGAATATGCAAAAACTCATATTCAAAACAATAAGATATATGCTCTTATTATTGATGATATGTTGTATTGTAAATATCTTATTAAGCAATTAGACGGAACTGTTATTATTAGATCTGCAAATCCCACTTATCCTGAAGACAAAATAGCTATGTCTGACTTTGCAAATAGAGTTTATATTATAGGAAAAGTATTAGATCGCTCTGGTGATCTGTCATAAATTCCGCATCATCGGTCGTGTCATAGATAAGTCGGGAAGTGGTGGGTTGTAATTACACAATATAGATAAGATACAGGAGTCTGTATGACAACATCAAAAGATGATAGAAAACGAGTAAAAGCAAGATTTTTTGTAGTTGATAAAGCTAATACAAATTTATCTTACAACTCTGCAGAAGTATTAGATCTTCTTAAAAGAGCTTTAGATGAGAAGCCTAAAATATCTGACAGACAACTAATCTTAAATAAAAGCAATAATGATGATGAGTCTGATATTCTTGCTCATTACGAATGGAATGCTAATAACACCTATTTATTTGGGCTTATAATGAGAATAGCACCTGAATCATCCACTGGCTCGTTTTCACCTGATGTTTTGAATAAAGAACAATGTTCTATTGACGAGTTGATAACAAAAGACAGCATCAATTCAATTTGTACAGATCACTATTATTTTATATTAAATAACAATTACTTAATTACAAATTTAACAGGTCTTAAAAATATAGATTGCTTTCAAACTTACATTAACTGGTTAACAGAAAAAGTAAGAGGCGATCAGCTGATAGCTTTTGTTCCTAAAACAACTTTACCGAAAGATGTACCTATAAGCTCATTAAGAAAATTAGAGTTTGGTGATAATACAAAGATTATGACAGACTTGAACAATCAAAAAGAGAAAGTTTCAACTCATATAAAGAAGCTATCAAGTAGGTTGTTAAAAGCTCTTCTTAAGGATTCTGATTATTCATCACTTGAAGATATTGATTTAGAAGAATTGATATCTGCAAAGCTGATAATTTCTGTAAAAAGAAAGTCTAAAGATATTGATGAAGATGACTTTCAAAAAATCATGGGCACCATTTTAAAACCATTAACAAATGATTCAGGTATAACGTTAATTGGAAAAAATGGAGAAAAGCTATCAGGATCTGATATTAAAAAAGTAGAATGTTTTACAATAGATAAAACTTCAAGGGGACATATTGATGAAGCCCAACTTAAACAAAAATTTGAAGAGTGCCTCTTTAAATTGAAGGAATAGAAGATGTTAAGTCTGTTTTGTAGATATTTAACTGCTTTAATAATGTCAGTTGTTATATCTTCATTGTTTGATATTGAATGTAAAGATCAAGTTATTCAGACTTTATTTACTGTAATTGGTATAGCTTATTCTATAGCTATCAGCAATATCATTGGTTTTAAAACAGATAATATAGTCAATGTTAAATATAGAAACATCATAAAAAACAAAATAAAAAGCATGAAGAATATGAATACAATAGACTTTTCACTTTCAATACTTGTATTCATATCTTCATGTTTATTTACAAGTTTCAAGTTCTCTCTTTATTTTGTAAAATTTAACATATCAATGTTTGTTTTGTTATCTCTTCTTTTTTCTCTTTTTTATATTGTTTTTAGTTTTAAAGGTTTACAACAATTAAGTGAAGATGTATCTGATAGATTGTACAAGGAAAAGAACAAAATTATTTCAGAAGGTTAAATGCTAATCAGTAGTTTTAAGATGAAGTAAGAGTAAAGCGCCTAATACAGTTAATGAATGGCGACCTAATTATTCATTCCGAAACTCCTCAATACCCAGATGAAACTATACACAAAGGTGATGAGATCAACTTCCGAATTATTGGTCGCGTTATAGATAAATCGAGTAGCGAAGGGTTGTAAACAAACTTTGACATTGTAGTTTTAATCTTTTGTAGTTGACAAAAGTAAATATTCTAGATTAAAATTAACTTGAATTCATCGCTTACGGTGTCGGAGAAATCACGGCTGTAAGCTCCCCCGGTGTTCGCACCGGGGTCTATCATTGAACCCACATCTTATGAACACAGTATTCCTTATTGATGGTTTTAATTTTTACCACTCCATTGTCAAATTAGATCCTAAATTTCATTGGCTAAATTACTATTCATATTGTTCTCATTTTTTAAGAAAAGACGATTCAGTAGCTGAAGTAATATTGTTTACAGCTGAAGCTTATTGGCTTGAAGATAAAGTAAAAAGACACAGAGTTTTGCTTGAGGCAAATAAATTTTTTAATGTTCGTGTTGTTCTTGGTAAATTTAAGAAAAAAGATGTTTATTGTTCAAACTGTAAACAGGTAACTATTCACCATGAAGAAAAATACACTGATGTTAATATTGCGCTTGAAGCATATAGACAAGCTTGTAAGAGTGATATTGATCAAATCATTATCATTACTGGTGATACAGATCTTGTACCTGCAATTAAAGCGGTAAAAGCTGACTTTCCAGACAAGAAGGTTGGAGTTATTTTTCCTTATAAAAAACATAATGCAGAATTTAAAAATGAAGCTGATTTTTGCTACAAGACTTCATTGGAAACACTAGAAAAACACATTATGCCTCGAGTAATTGAAAGAGAAAATAAAACTCCAATTATTTGTCCGTCTGAATGGATTAAAGAATAAGTACTTCTGTGAAATCTAAAATCAAAGTCCTCTATAGTAATTGAAAGCCAGTACTATAATACTGGCTTTTACATTTTAGATTACTACATTAGGTGTTTTACCTAAAAATCTCTTTTAAGATCTCAAAGCACTCATCTCCCTCTTTGTAACGCTGTTCAATCAACTCTTTAAGTTTCATAGCCTGTAACTCTGATACAGGACGTTTGCCATTCTCCATAATTGAGATGTAATTACTACTTTAATCACATAATCAAATTATTTTTTTGTGGGTTAAATAAAATTATTTAACAAATGTTTATTTTTAACTTGCAAAAATTTAAACAAGTGTTTATCATTCATTACATAAATATTAAATAAATATTTAATGAAAGGTAAACCAAATGCAACTAACACTCACAATATCAGATGACTTAAAGAACGACTACCTTGAAGCTGGTAAAGAACTTATCTTTTTTAAGGAAGAAATTAAAAAAGCTAAAGAACTAGCATCGAAGTATCTTAATGTTTCAAATGCATCTTTAAACAAAGATACTGATTTTGAGCTAAAACGACTTAAAGATAGAGAAGACTGTCTTTATTCTCAGATTTCTGAACAATTAATGCGTGATGTCGTTGTAGCAATGACTAAGGATGAATCTATTGATCCTTACGCTTTAGTTAATAAGCCTTTCGTTCCTTGCGATCCTGTTGAAGCTAAACCTGTTCCTAAGAAAGAAAAGGCTAAGAAGGTTAAGGTTGAAGCTGAGCCTTCTACTGAGGTAAAGCCACTAGAAGAACAGGTTATCTCTGAATTACCTCCATATCTGCAACCAATCTATAAGAATGAAGCAACAAAGCTACAGTATGAATGCATTACTGTTCTTGATGGTAGAACCAAAGACCGCATCGTAAGTAACTTCTACGAATTAGATACACACGAATTTGTTGTCGCAAACTCAGATAAAAACGATGAAAGCATGGCTGTTTTACGTCTAAAAGATTTGATTTCATTCCACTGGGACAACGCACCTACAGAGAAGGTTGTAGATGGCTATATCAACATCTTGAAGATCATCTTTCAGGTTTCAAAAAAGCTTGTCGTACAGAAACTTGCTTCAGCTTTAATAGGTCAGTTCATGCGTACTAAGGCCAAGTTCTGCCAGGAAACAAACAGCAATCTGAAAACAGCAGGTGAAGCTATTGCAAGCTTCTTAAGAGCTGTAGATGAGGCTAATCAGCGTGTTTCCATCAAAAATAACGCTACATCTGATGATCTCTTAGAGGAGCTTCTCAAGAATGTTAAAGACACCAAGTTACCAACAGAAGTTAAGGCAAGCTAAACGCATAGCGGTTGATCTAATCATCACTATGGGACTGTTAGCCTTTTGGTTCACATTGTACGAGATTTATAAGGTTTAAATTATGACATTAGCACCTGAGTTAGAAGAGTTACAGGCAAAGCGAAACGCTTACATTCACGATCTTTTAGACAAGTGTGTGACAGATGATGACCGCTTCACTACCTCACGTATGTTCGGTATTGGTGGTTCAGATATGCCAAAGCTTATGGGCGAATCTAAATGGGGATCTGCATACAAGGTTTGGAGAGATAAAACTTTTAGAAAGACACCTGAAGAGATTGCTCGAAATAAAAATTACTTACCTTTTGCAACAGGTCACGCTCTAGAGAGTGTTGTAGCAGATAGATACGAGAAACAGACAGGCTACACAGTGTACGAAGCTGAGAGTGTAGCAATGAAAGATTATCCATTCATCGTGGGTAACTTTGACCGTCTTGTGTACGACAAGCCAATTGATGAAGGCGGCGTGCTGTTAGGAGGTTTGGAGTGCAAGACGGCCAACTACAATGAGAAAACTCGTCTTACTGATAAAGACGGTAACACATACGAGCGTAACGAATGGGGTAAGCCTAACCTTTATGACGGCACAATCTTAGTTCGTGAATCAGATGAGATTAACCCTGAGTACAGAGCACAGGTTCAGTACTACATGATGGTTTCAGGTCTTGAATGGTGGGATGTAGGCGTACTTATCGGTAACAACGATTTGAGATTCTACAGAGTTCATGCAGATCGTGAATATCACAAGAAACTCTTTAATGCTGCTTATCACTTTTGGACAGTAAATGTACTTCAGGATGTAGCACCTGCTAAGAGCTTGAGTGATTTAAAAGCAGAAACTTTAGTTAAAGGCAAAGAAGGAGAAGCAACTCCTGAGATTTTAGAGCAGCTAAAGCAAATCAATAAGGTTAAGGCTGAGATTGAAACTCTTGAAGCTAAAAAAGAAGAACTTGAAAACCGCTTGTGCAATGAAGCTGTCGAGTACACAAAGATGACTTATACAACAGAGGATGGAAAGAAAAAGACAGCATTCACGTTTAAATCAAGTGTTCGTACTGACTTTAATAAAAAGCTCTTTGAAGCTAAGAACCCTGAACTTTACAACCAGTATGTTGAAACAAAACCTACTGCAAGAGCATTAAGAATTTATCTTTAGGAGTGACAGATTATGCCAATGAAGTTTGATGCGCCTCAATTAAGCGCTAACGTTCAGCAGGTGGCAACACCAGTAGAAAATGAAGTGCACGCTCAGATTGAACCTGTAGCACCAGTTGTAAATGCTGAACCAATAATCAATGAGCCTTTAACGGTTAGAGGAAGTGCCCCATTACCTGTAAAAGAGGTTGATTACCCTGAGATTAACGATAAGGCTTGGGATTTTTGCAACAAGATTTCACGCTCAAATTTAATTCCTGAGTCAATTCGCTCTACAGCTACAGCTGACCATACAGCAGAAGTTTATTTAATGATGCTGACGGGTAAAGAACTAGGCTTTACCTTCATGCAAACTCTATCAGCTCTTTATATTTTGCCTGGTGCTACACAGCCAGCTTTATACACAAAGGCTAAGAGAGCTTTAGTTCTTCGTGCCGGTGGTGTTTTTGAGAAAGAAGACTGGGATCAGAACACTTTAAGAGCAACCGTAGTTATTAACCGTAACGGTCAGCGTATTGAACGTTCATTTGGTGCTGATGAAGCTATATCAATGCGTAAAGCGTTTAAGACACCTGATGGAATTGTTCACGGTGCTGTTACAGCTAAAGGCGCACCTACACCATGGGCTCAGGATTTTAGAGGAATGTGTATGACCAGAGCTATAGCACGTGCATGTGATGCTGCTTATCCTGATGTGCTTTTAGGCTTACCTTCAGTTGAAGATCTTAAGGATACACAGACATACGGAGAAGCTCCAGTACAGACAGTGGTAGAGAGTAAAGCTGAACTGCCACAGGCTGAAATTAACCCTGCAGTAGCAACTGCAGTTAAACCAAGAAAGAAGAAAGCTGCAACTCAAAAAGAGTCTGTACAGAACGCAGAAGCAGAACTTGAACAGTTTTCAGAACCAAAAGAACCACCATTCGCTTATTAGGAGATTTTTAAATGATTAATTTCGGTAAAAAGCCACAGGACAACTTAGGCAACAACATTAACACAGCTAATTTTGCTCCACTTGATACTTCAGGTATTTTTCCTTTACAGATTGCTCAGGCAACTCACAAAAAGGATATATCAAAGAAGACTGGTAAGGATTACGAGCAGATCATCATCAATGCTGTGGTGCTTAACACTGTAACCAATGAGTCACTACGTTCACTTTCATTCTCAGTTTTTCTGTCAGCAACTTCACAGGAACTTCAAGATCTGCTGTTCTTTACAAAGCAGTTTGATGCTGAGGGCAACATCATTTTAGATGACTATGTAGAAAAGAGGGGAACAAAGAAAGATGGCTCTGGTGACTACTGTATTGAAGAGTACAAGCAGTTCCAGGGTAAGAAAGTTATAGCAATGCTCAGATTTACAGGTTACAGCGACAAAGGTAATCCTATATTTGAAAATCTTGGCTTTGTATCTAAAACAGGTCAGAGTGCTGCTGAGTTTAATGCAAATCTACCAGCTTCTAAACATCTGAACGCATGGAATGCTTTCTGTAACAACAAACAGAATTACTTAGATCCTGAAAATAACAAAACTCTTGCTCGTCCTGACTATGTACCACCTCAGAAACAGCAACAGCAGGCACAGGCTTACGGACAGCAATATGCTCAGCCAATGCAGCAAGGTTATGTACAGCAGGGTACACCTGTTTATGCAGCACAACCTCAAACAGGTTATCAGCAACAGCCAGTACAGCAGATGCAGCAAGGTTATGTACAGCAACCACCTGTAAGACAGGCTCCACAAGGTGTAGTTCAGCAGGTACAGCAGATGAACGCATTACAAGGGGCTACTGTACAGAAGGCGGATGATGACCTTCCATTCTAATAAAAAAAGTAGTCAAAGGTGAGTATTGGCGGTGTCTCTACTTCGCACCGCCCCTTTTGAAGAGATTGAAAAATGAGATTAGACATATTAAAGCACCGTTTTACAGTTAGTTACATTGATGAAAGCGAAGATTTTACAACTCTATGCAGTGATGCTAACTGGATCACTGCACTAGACGACATGATTAAAAACAGTCAGACAGTAGATAACGTTACCTACAGAGTTTTTGACACTAATTTAAACATGACAGCTTTTTATATAAAAGCAGACACATTAAGACACAACTCTTCTGTATTACCTCTTTTCTTAAAAATGGTACGTACATTTGAAGAGAGATACCTTAAAGGTTTTGAGTTCGGATCTTCAATTGCTGTTGAAGCATAGGAGCTGGTTATGGCAAAACCGATGATGATAGGTCACATACCAACAGATGAAGAGATTGAAGAGTATGAAGTGTTAAAGAAAGAAGAAAGGGAACAGCCTTTAGCACTCAATGCTACTGAAATTGAAGTTTCTAACATTAAGAACTGGGTATCAGCTCAAGATGCAGCATCTCTTTTAGGTATATCAACAGCAATGTTTCAGCTTTTAAAAAGAAAAAATAGGTTAAGAGGAGTCAGAGTCATGACATTTGGAAGAAGACAGCGTTTCTTTGGTCCTGATTTATTGTGTGTATTTAAATCAGTCGTGAGGGTGCTATGAGTTTAAAAGCCTTATGTAAGGCAACAGGAATATCACGTAACACGGCAAGAAAAAGACTTCGTGAAGGTTGGTCAGTAGAAGAGATTGAAAGTTTTTATAAGAGCAATAAAAGAGTTTATCAGAGTGTAGATGAGAACGTTGATGAGCTCTTTAAAAGAATTGTTAAGCCTCTGGGCATGACATTTACTGAATTGCTGCAGAGTTTGGAATTTAACGGCGACAGTGTAGATGTCATGGTCAGTGAGCTTGGTATCAGTAACCATGAGTTTAAGTTGATGTGTAAGAAGTATGCACTGCAGTGGTACTTCAAGCACGAAGATGAGATTGAAGAATTACAGGAGTAACTATGCATTTGGAATATAGAGGTCGTGCAGGCAGTGAAAGTATTTCTGAACCTGATGATTGGGTTGAAGTACCTGATGAAGATGATGAGGACTACGAAGAAGACGATCGTGACTATGACGATTACGATCCTGATGATGAGGTTTGCGATGACAGCTACGCAGATGCTTATTTTGCAAAACAACAGGAACAGTCAGACAGATTTTGGGGAGATTAGAGATGAAAGTAACAGATCATTTAGGTAATGAGTTTAAGTCAATTAAAGAGATGTGCGAGTTTCACCATATCCCTTCAAAGATTTATGACAATCGAGTTAATAGACATCACTGGAGTATGGAGAAGGCATTAACCACACCTTTAAGAGTTAATGAGAATGAAGGCATTAAGAAGACACAAGAAGAGAGTAAAGAACCAATTACAGCAAAGACAGAGAAGACAGTATCTATTGAAGAGACAGTGCAAGTAGAGCAACCAAAAGATGTAGTCAAAACTTTTAAAATCCTAGGTGCTACTTATAACGGCGTAAAGGTGTTACAGGCTCTAGGCTTTGCTGATGACTTTATTTATTCAATTATTAACGATCTGAATGATGATTCATTAACCCGAATTGTTCGCTTTGAGCTAAAGAAGGACGCATCTACTGATTTGCAGTATGCCAAAGCTTTAAATCGACTTTTAGATGCTTTTGATGGTTTGATGTTTGTTAAGAACCTGAAACTTGATAAAGATCTTAAAGTTCGTGAGCAGTTCAGACAGAAGTTATTAGAGTTCGCTGCTTAAAAGGTACTGCTATGTTTATTCATTACAAAAGCGTTTCTGAACTTGTAAAGAACCGTGAAAAGTATATCGGAGCTGTTTGTTATGAGTACATGAAAGATTATGACTTACCTTACGACCTGGCACTTAAAAACGCAGAGGAAGACTACAAGATTAAGCTAGAAACAATGTCAGGTCGTACTAAGGTAAAACAGGTCGAAACAAAGAAGAGTAATGACAAATGGCACAGTAATTCATTTGCTCAGAGCATCAAGGGAGGAAAACAGATAAAAGACAGTAAAAGAGCTGAACGTGACTTAACCAGAAAAGCTGTAATGTCTTTTGTTGACTGTGACGGTCGTGTATTTGAATCAGCTGATGCTTTCTGTTCTTTTTACAAGATCCGTTTAAGTCAGTTCATGTTCTTAAAAGATCAAAGAGGTTTCTCTGTAAGCAGAATTTCAGAGTTGGTTAATGAAGGGAAAATACAACATGCAAATTAAATATGAATTAGATGAAGGTGCTTGCGCTCCAATGCGAGCACATGACAGCGATGCAGGCTTTGATCTTGCCTGTAAAGAAGATCAGGTTTTAGAGCCTAATGTAGCTAACACCATTGATACAGGTGTGCATGTGTTAATTCCTGAAGGCTATGTAGGTCTTGTATGCCCACGTTCTTCATTCAATGTTAAAGGCATTGGTACACCTATTGGCGTTGTTGATGCAGGCTACACAGGTTCAATCAGAGTTGTTTTAGAGCCTTTTAATGTAACAAAGATATTTAAGGGTAATCGTATTGCTCAGTTGGTTATCTTACCTTTACCAAATATCAAGATGATTGAAGGTAAGGTTATTGGAGTTGATACCCATCGTGGTGATGGTGGATTTGGCAGTACTGGAGTGTAATTATGCTGATCAGAAAGAGAAACAGATTAAGGGGTAAAAGATGAAGTTTAAGAATTTTGATATTGAAGATGTGTTTGGTTTCGATGACGCTGAACAGGCAAAGGCATATATAGGCAAAAAGGGATACTATGCTGACCATATAGAAAAATTAGATGATTACATCGAAAATAAAAGTCATATTGATACATTATATACGATCAATAAAAGTCGTGACATTTATCGTTTTATGGTTGGTTGTAGTTATGACTACTGTGGTTACTATACCTACTTTTTACCATTAGAAAAAGTAAAGAAAACAGAGCCTACAGAGACAAAAGTTACTTATAGATATCGACCTTTTAGAACTATAGCAGAAGTTGATGAACTTTTAGCTAAAGATAGTGTAAAGCATTATTGTTTCGTTGGCAGTGGTTTATATCTTAGATACAAGGCTAAACCTAATATTACTAAGCAGATTACAATCACAAATTTAGAAGTAGATACAAAAACTAATAGATTACTCTTTATAAATAGTTTTACTCCTAAATACCTGGTTAAGACTTTTGATATTAAGCTCGCTGGTGAATGGTTCCCTTTTGGAGTGGAGGTTAAAGATGAGTAATGGCGAAGTTAGTTTTAAGCTGTTTGCTTGGTAGTTAATGTTTTAAATATTTAGTGATTGCTAGCGCAAAACAAGTCAGTTTTGTTTGGTGGATATTTTTGATTAATTGTATTAATTAGCTTGTTGAGTGTTTATTATGACGACTTTTGACTTTGAATTTAATTGGGACTTTAATCCAATGGTTAAGAAAAATCAGGAATTTTTGAAGTTAACAATCCATTACGACAAGTTATTTAACAATGATAACGAAATGGAATTGTCATCTTTAGCTAAGTCATGGCAAGGTTTAGCTAAAGTGCTAATTGGTTTAACTAATTTATCTGTACATGGAAGGATAGATCCTAACAGTTCTAACATTAAAGTTACTACCAAAGCTGAATTAACAAAAGGTTCTATAATCACAACAGTTTGGGTTTATGTCCAAGATCTCGGTCTTTTTGATGGTGCAGGAACTGCACTATTAAGCTTTTTTCTAGGGAGATTTTTATCCAATAGAAAATCAAAGCAAATTTCTTCTCAAGAAGTAGAAATTGAAAGGCTGTCATTGGAATGCAAAAATCTAAAAGACCAAATATCAGATATCAAAAAAGGGATGGATAATAAAGACGAACTAATTAAAAGGCAGTCTGAAATTATTGAAGAAGCATATAAAGCTATCCAATATAGCAACGACCAAATAAATGAAATTAAAGCTACAAGTCAAAAGCAAGCTGACGAATTTAACTTACACTTAAAAAAATTAAACTCATCGGGAAGAAGTTTTTTAAATCCTGTTAATACTGAATGTGAAGTTATTGAAGGTTTGTTGGATAAAAAAGTTATATTTAGCGCTGACAGTGAGACAAAAGAGTTATTTATCAAACAGAGTGAAATAGTAGATGTTACTAACTGTACAATTGAACTCCGTAAATTAGATAAAAAAAATGGATCATGTACTGTCATTTACACTGACCCTATAAGCTCAAAAGAAATTATCATTCCAGCAACTATAACCGACTTGAAGTTTTTTACACTAAACAATGATTATCTGGATTCTTTCGCTAACAGAAGTACCAATGATAAATTAAAAGTCAATGGTCAACTTATAGTTAATGAAGAAGGAGTTCCGATAAGACTTAACATACAAGAAATTTCAAAAATCTCCTAATTTGACTTCTATCTGTAACTGCGCTATTATCGCCGATGTAGGGACTTCCCTACCGTGCCTCAAAAACACGACAATACAAAGCGCTGACTTGGCGACACACGTCAATCTCACCATATTTAATACATAGCCTTTAGGCTTACTGTATTTGCTCTATGGTGGTGTGGTGTGAATATACTGAATAAGCACCGCTCGACCTTTGTACGAGTTTTTGAGCACCACCGACCCACTCAAAAATGGGTAATTCAAAAATATATACAAAGGAGACATATCATGTCTAACTCAAATCTAACTTCTTACAATTTCCATAACTCAGACATCCGTGTAGTACAGAACGATAAAGGTGAAGTGCTCTTTTGCCTGGCTGATGTATGTGCATCACTAAACTTAGCTCAATCTAACAAGACTGCTAATCAGATCAAAGAAGAGTTTGGGAGCACGGAATTAAATTCCGCCCTCCTCAAAGACGCTAATAACCACGGTCAACAGTGCACCATGATCACCGAGCCTCAGCTCTACTTCGTAATGATGAGATCTAACTCTAAGATTGCCCGTGAGTTCAGGCAGTGGATTTGTAATGAAGTATTACCTTCAATAAGAAAGAACGGTTCATTCAACCTGAAAAAAGAGCTTGAGTCAATTAAACCTTATAATACTTGGTTCATTACAGAAATTACTGATCAATGTATCAAGTATGGTCTTGATGAATCAGCTATGAGCTCATTTTGTAATATCGTTAGTCGTGCATATAACCAGGGCTATATGATTGCTATACACTCTATCAAGGCAAGTGACTTACCAAAGGATTATGTCACTTTCACTGAAAGTGAAGCTGAAGCAGTGGAGTTTCTTGTTCACTATCATCAGCTTTTTAGACCAGGCTTACTAAAAACATACGAACTTCTTCGTAAAATAGAAGTTCAGGCTGATGAACTGAAACAACAGTTAAGAGAAATACCTATAGGAAAGATCTTTGATGCTGCAACCGCAGCTGACATTAGCGTTCAGAAGTTAAAGAGGTTTAATACAGTTAAAATTCATAAAAATGAACTTGTAACAAGAAGCTAGCAGAAAAGGCAGTCTTGTTGGTTATGCTGTATATACATCAAAAGCAAAAGGACCTAATAACTTGAGCTTCTATTCTAACATGACTGTTACTGATTCATATCCAGATAAAGATGAAGATGGAGATGCTGTATTAGTAATAGTTATTGACTCCTGGGATAATTAACGATTCTTTTGAAAATAAGCCATAGAACAAACTATGGCTTTAACTTTAATTTTGCGGAATTCCTTTTGAAGTGGCGATTAAACAGGTACGATCACTTGGTCCACTTGAAATTATTTTTAGTAAAGATGTTTGTTGAAATGTCAAACAAAGCAGATGATGTAAAGATAATATTAAATCCTGTAAATCGTTATCTTCTTCAAGATCTCTTACAACTAATCCTGCTTCCCTTGCTTGTTCTTTATTAATATGTCTTGAATGATTTTTTGAAACTTTCTGATTCCAAAGCAGACTTACAATTTTTTCAATTTTGTTTCCTTGATTAGGAGTATCCTTTAACATAACTCTTCTTAATGAGTTTACTAAAATTTCTTTAGACCACTCTAACGTATTCTGACATGTTGTTAAAAATCCTGGATTTAATTTTCCTAATATCTGTTGCCAAATAACAAGTCTCTGAGGATTTTCTGTGATTTCTTTTACTGCTCTCTCAAATTCGTTTAAATAAGATTGCACAGCAAATTGTCCAAATTGAGGGTCAACTGGACCCAAACTAGACTCTCTTCCCATAATAATTTCTTTACAAGAAACTGCTAGAAGAGTTCCTCCTGACATAGATAATTGAGGGATTATTGCTCTTATATCACCTTCAAACATTGAATAAAGATAATCAATTAATGATTCTGTTGCCGCTACACATCCACCTGGTGTGTGAAGAATAAGATCTAGTCCTTTGCTACGATCCAATCCATGACAACTGATCATAAAGCCGTTTTTATCATCGTCTGATATACCGAAAGATGGACTTGATAAACTTGGTTTTTGCAGCCATCCAGAATAATAGATAATAACGTTCCTTCCGGTTTTATCTGATATTTGATTAACGTACTTACTTCTAAGCAGATCATAAGGGCTTGATGTATATATCTGTTGTTGAATTTCTCCCCAACTTGGCATTACATAACTCCTATAAAATACTTAGAATACTATTGGTCATTATTTGGCCCTCTACAGTATTTTTCTGTTTAAATGGGTCTTCAAATTGTGAAAAACCATAATTGAGAAAACTCATATCTTGTCCTATGAGTCTAAGACCAGATGCTTTTACTCTTGCCTCAAGTTCTTTTTGTTTTTTGGTTTTATTATTTTTTTGTTTCATTTTTTTTGCCTACTGTAAACAGAGCATATTAAAATAAAGTAATAAATAAAAAGCAACACATTATATATTACAGTATATCAATTTCTACATATTCTTCTGATAGTTTTGTCAGGAAATTAAAAAAAATGCAATTTTATTTCACTATAAATTTAGGTTGTTGCAACGGCAATATAAAATTAAGCTCCAAAATCTCTAATTTTGGCGCTTAGCTATTCTTAAGCTCCAAAATCTCTAATTTTGGCGCTTAGCTATTCTTAAGCTCCAATTCTGCTTTTATCTTTTTATGAGCTTCTGCCCTGCAGTGATCAACATAATCACACCAATCCTGCATGATTGGTCTTTTCTTCTTAAGAAACTCCTTTTATAGTGTCTTAAATCAAATAGTTAAAATTTGAATGTTTACCAACGTAGTTTGAGAATGTAATATTACTCATTAGAAAAACAATTGGAGAAAGATATGAAATATAGGATAGGTCTTCCATTCTGGAAACAAATATATAAATTGTTTGGTGTAACCTTATCATATCGCTATGATATTTTTAAATCCAAAGAGACCGGCTTAATATATGGCTGTAGTCCTGATATTAAAGGGCTTAATGCAGAGGGTAAAACTGTTCAAGAAGTAATCGAAGCTATTGAAAGTGGAGCTTACGATCTAGTAAGACTTGACCTTTATGGAGTAGATGACGAAAAGGATCATCCTAAAATCTCTCCTAATGGAATGATAATAGGTGCTCTTTCTTAATGAACGGTTACTACAAGATTGTCATTGAGATCTTAAAAGAACACGGTTATAGATATTACCGAAACGGTAAAGGGTCTCATGAGATTTGGATTAAACAAGATGCTCATGGAAAATTAACAGGTCGTGTTCAAATTCCTACACATCTAGCAGATAAACATTTTGCTCAAAAACTCTTACGAGATATTGGCATTACAGACAAAGTTAATTAGTTATTATAAAGCCTCTATTACAGAGGCTTTGTCATTCTTAGAATGAGTTACGACTTAGATACCGTGCCGTCATCATTGATTGTATAGCCGTTTTCAATTAGCATTTTTTTTACAGCATCACGCCTTGATGTGGGAATGCTATCAACAGTGCGTTTGCCCATAATTACATAACGATAATATAAAGTATTCATTTTTAAGCTCCTTGTTTTGCTTTTAATTTTTTAACTTCTTCTTGTAACTCACAAACCAAATCTGATAGTTCAATAATCGCATCTTGATTTTCTGTATTTGATGCCTCATATTGATCTGACAATTCAAGTAAACTGTCTGATAATGTTTGTGGATACATCAATTCGTTTTTAACTTTAATTCTAATATCTTCAATATCAGGTTGATTGTCATTAGTGCTAAAGAAATTATAAGGTGTAATAATCGCTTTGTACTCTTCTATTGATCGCTCATCACCTAAAGCACTTATATCAGCAATAGCTTGTTGTTGCTGTTTTAGCTGATATTCTAAGTTGATTGTAGCCTCTTCAATAATTGTGTTTAATTGTTCTTTTGTAACTTCTTGCTGCTGTCCTGTCACATCAGTAATTACTAGGCTATTTTCTGTGTAATTTAACAAGTTCTTGTAATAATCAATATGTTGTCTATCGCCCTGTAAAAGCACGCCAAAGCTAGACATAAAGTTACAATTCACATCGCAGTAATTATTAAAAGTGCATTGTGTTTTTAAGTCATATATTTTTCTTTGTCTTAATCGCAATAAAGCATCAGCATCAAAAAGTGAATGGAATGTAGTTAAGATTGTATCTCGTACTGTTTTTTGATACTCGTTAAGCTCTATATCAAGCTCTTTGTTTGTATTGTCAAAATACTTGTATTCGTCTGTATCATCGTTATAGATGATTTTGTTTATGCCTAAATCTGTAAGTTCATAAGATTGTGCCATTTCAAAGTAAAAAATTTCATCTTTCTTTTCAATCTTATTTTCTTTTAAACTTATTGTATAAATCATTATAAGCTCCTAAATGCTTGATGTTGTCTTTTCATCTTTTCTTTCCAACGCTCAATATTTTTTTTGTCGTTAGAATGATTGATTGTATCTTCCATTGTTCTAACAAATTCTAAGTTAGAAACACAGTTATTCAGATTGTTTCCGTCTTTATGCTTGATAAGATGATAATTGTTAGGGTTATCAAGCCAAGTGTCTGCTACAACCTGTGCTAGCAAATATCTTTTGACGCCTAACACATCAATCCAAACGTAAACATGACCGCTAATCGTTTCTGTTTCACAAAGAACATTTCTTTTACAATCATAAACTTTTCCTTTGTCAGAAACTTTTACAATAGGGAGACACTTCCAAAATTTCCACTGTTCCATTAGCCTAATCCAAAATCACCATTAAAAGTAACCTTAAAAGCCTGTGATAAAGTTGCTGATTTGTTATAAGCAACAGTTCCAGTCAGTGTTTTTTTAGCCAAAAATGACTTGTTACCTGTATTGTTTGTTGCAGAAATACCGCCACTGTTTACTGTTAATGACGGTGCGCTAGGATAAGTCACACCATAATTAAAATTACCTTGTGCAACAGCTGATTTTGTTTCATCTGGATAGGTTGTAGTTGTTGTTGCAACATTACCTGTAACCGTTAATAGATAAGTCGTAATGCCAATATGTATATTTGACCCCAACGTTCCTGAGTTTACACCTGTTGCTGATACTCTTATCACACATGAACTTGTACCTGCGCTTACAAGTGTTCCGCCATAATTGATGTAAATTGCGGGTGTCTGTAAAAAAGTTACACCGTAATTAACAGTAACATTAGCATATACGGTTTGTGCACCTGGACCAATAAACTGAGTGCCAAAATCATGTTTACCAGAAGGAGTAACGGTCTTACTTGTAGTTGTTGTAGTTGTACCTGTTTTACCGCTGTGTGTAATAGTTGTACTGATAGTCCTCGATAACACGTTCGTATATCTTCGACTGATTGCAACATGGTACTTAGTATTGTTATGTGTAACAGCCAAAGCACCGCATCTGTAATACCAATGATTATCTAAAGTACCCTCAGCGCCATTGTTTACAGCAAATAATGGTGTATATCTTAATGTGCCATTGTCATTTAAGATTAAACTAGGAGTAGTTAGTTTCGTTGTACTATTCCAAGTTGAATATGTTGTTCCATTTACATTAAATTTTATGCGTGCCATATTAACCTACTGTAATTAAACAACCGCCAATTTTTACACCATTAGAGAAATCGTGCTGTGCAGAGATAGTTTGAGCTGATGCTAACTTTACATAAGTTGATGTTATGGTTGCTCCGTCACCGTCCTGTATTGCTTTTGTCGCACTGGCACAACTGCCTGACTTTGTGATAAATCCTGAATCATTAGTAAACTGACTTAACTTGCTGTATGTAGTGTTTGTATCAGGAGGGACAACCCATTGACCGTCGCTTCTTAGATAACGGTTCGCTGCACCCGCTGCAGGCGCAGGAACTAAGCCTGATGAACCACCAGCGTTTGTTGTTGAGCCTTTCATTTCTGAATAGGTTGTATCACTGTTTTTTATAGTAATTGTAAAAGTTGTGCCATCTCCTTTTGTGCAGGTGAGGGTATTCTCACTAACTGATATCGACTTGATATATGTGGTATTAATCTGCTGTCCTGCGCTGTCTTGTGTAGCCTTTGTTGCACTTGCACTGTTACCACTGCATTCTTTTGCACTGTCTGCAAGCTTAGCGCTGTCAGCAACTTTGGCAGATTCAGCCTTACCGTCAAGATCTGCTTTAATTGTTTCAGGCAATTTGATAATACCATCAGCAGAACCATCAAATCCGAAACCTGTACCTGTATTGGTTCCACTTGCATCCTGAATATTGATAGTACGCGCGGTTGAAAGATTTACTGCAGTTTTAACGTTTATCCAGTATTTTACGTCTGTAGGCTCTTTGACTGTTGAAGACGGTCCATTTGCTACAGTACATACATAGAGTTCATTGTTAAAGCGAACTAAAGAACCTACATCATAATCAATGTTTGATTCGTAGTTAAAAATACCGCCGTGCATGAAGTAGTACGCAACTTCACCAAGCAATTTAAACAGAGCGTTAAAATCTTCTCGTTCAGGTGCTACACCACCTTCTTCAAGAGGTACAGCGGTAATTTTTCCAAATAATTTTGCAAAGGATACGTTGCCTGAATCGACAGCAACATCATCTTCAATCTTGTTTACATCGGCGTTTTCGCCTAATGGTCTTGTCCAAATTTGAGGTTGTTTACTCATGTTTTATAAACCTTTTAGAAATGTATAGATATAAAAAAAGCGGGATTTTATTTCCCGCTCTTCTGATTAATTCAGCAATTCTTTTTAGCATCGCTCCTAACTTGCACGGTTTTGAGCAATAACCTTTACTATCCAAAGGCGCTAGACAATACTTACACTCCTTCATTTATAAGCTCCTTATACTCAGTCTTTAAAGCCTCTAAAGTATCTTTGTCATCTAAAAGATAAGCTGTTACAAGTTCTTCTTTGATCTCTGCAATTCTTTTATCTTTGGTTAAGATCTCTTTTTGAATTTCTTTTTGTTTTACAGCTTCATCAGTAGGAGGTGTAAAAGTAATAGAACCATCTGCGTTAACTTTTGTATTAGCAGGGCAAACGTCCTTAACATGGTCGCCAAAGATTGATAAGTCAGTAACCTCTTTGGCTCCTTCTTTAATTAGTCGTCTTGCATCTGTTTTGTTGTCAACATTGATGCATTCACGGTTTAAGATAAAAACTTTAATCATAAATAATCCTATTGGTAGGCTCGTAAAACATCACCGTCATCTGATGCATTAGTAATATTAAAAGTAACAGTTGAAGAGGTCGGAATATAAATATATGCGCCTGATGAACTCTGAACCAATAAATAATAGTACACAGCGCCAATGTTATAGGCATGTCCTACAAAGTCATTTGTGCCCGAAAGAACTTGTATATGGCATGAATGACCACCTGAATGTGTGATATATAAGGGTTTACCAACTGTTAGTCCTGTAATACTCCAGTTGCCGTCATAGTTTCTTGTAGCTCTTAAAGTAACCTTACCTGCATCAACTTTTTTTAGATAAGTAGTATTGATCTGCAAACCGTCACTGTCTTGAACAGCACGTGTACTTGACCATGCTGAGTTAGCGTAATTTACTGAGAAATTAGCAGGGTTGTAGACGTACATGTTTGTGCCGTCATTACCGCCCCATAGCCATGTAGGCTGACCACCCATGCCACTCCAGTTAAAGTTAATATCACCGCCACCTACTTTACGTGGATAAGCTCTGTTATTTGATGTGATATATCCACAGTCGTTTTGTAACTGACTTAACTTACTGTAGGTTGTGTTTGTGTCCTGAGTGGTAAGTGTGTACTTGGTATTATCTAACTTTGTTACTGTAATGGTTTTACCTGAGATAGCGATATTCTTAACAATGGTATTATCAAGATTTAAACCATCAGCATTTTGTTTTGCCTTTTCAGCTGAACCACTTGATTTGGCGTAATTAACGCTAAAGTTATAAGGATCCCAAACATAGAAATCTACACCATTGTTACTACCTAAAAGCCATGAAGGCTGATTTGCCTGTCCACTCCATATTACATTGATATTTGTACCATCAGAACGCTTTGGATAGGCTCTATCTGCTAAAGTTGCATGATCTGCTTCTGTTGCATGATCAGAGTTATTTGAAGCGTTAACTTTTGTGATAGTAACATTGCCTTTACTATCAGCATAGATATTGTTAACAGATCGGACAACATGTTTGTTTTGAACTGTAAGATTACCTGTGATGTTACCGCCTGTAAGAGGAAGGTAACGAGTTAGATCTTCAACAGTTGCAAACTTACGCCAGTATGAATTATCGGTAGGTTCTTTGATTAAAGATACAGAAGGTCCGTTCTGTTTAATACAGAGATAAAACTCATTATTGTATTTAATAAAAGAACCAGTGTCGTAATCAACAGAATCATCATACCCCCAAACCCCACCGTTCATGGCATAAAAAATGGATTGTCCAATTAAGTTAAACAATCCATTAAAATCTCTTCTCTTAGGAGCCATACCACCGGCTTTTAACGGAACTTCAAAGATTGATCTGAACAGTGTTTTTTGATCAACAAAGCCGGCATCTAAATTTTCATCCAAAATGTCGTTTTTATCGGCATTTTCTCCTAAAGGTTGTTTCCATATTTGAGGTTGTTTACTCATGCTATATCCTCACGAGAAGTTGTAGAAAAGGTTGAATTACCAAAGTTCTTTAAATTTGAGCCTTTAAAACCAAATGTAGGGGTGATTACCTGATAAAATTCAAGACCAACTCCTGCAGGTAGCCAGGGTAAGTTTAAAAGCGCTGTTATGTCAGCACTGGCAACGTTAGAACGCATTAAAAGACGTAATGTCATGGTACTGATATGAAGAATTTGTATATCAGCTTTAGGAAACATTGTATGCAGCATTTTGTTAAGATCTGCCAAAGAACTGTTTCCAATATTAATCATAGCTTTAACAAAAATGTAAGTTCTATAAGCTTCATCGCTCAATCTCATGCGACCGTTAACTTCTGTATAAAAAGGCGCATTATTAAAATCAGCTACACGTTCATTTTTTAATTTCACAGGATCAAAGCCAAAATATGGAAGTAATTCATCTTTGGCTAAAAAAGTACGACCTGCTGCAACAATTCTTCCCCAAACATCAAGACCAATTCCTTCTGCCGTAAGAGGGTTAATCATCTTGTTGTAAATCAGTTCAATGTCAGCTTCGGGGTTAATTGATTTCCAAAAAGCACTTACTAAGTTTGTAATATGTTTAGAAGCTGAATATTGTGATTGTATGGTTTCATCAATATGAAATTCAGACATTAAACCTCCTCATCGACTATTTCTAATAGGATGTTATCTTTAGACAGTACAGGTTCCCTGTTACATGGAATGTGGATCATGTTCTCGAAGTTTGTACCATCAGATGAAATAGATATGTTCATGATGTTATTAATATTGTTGTTCAATATTGAAATGATAAATCGACTTGCATAAATATCTTCGTTCATACCCACTCTTAACAGCGGTTCATTAGCAATAAGATTATCTTCTAGACCATAGAAGTTGTTGTAAATAGCATCTTTAATAAGTGTTTCGTACTGATTTGGCAAAGTCTCTTTGTCTTTTAAAAGAACTTTAATGTAAATCTGCAATTTCTCAGGTCTTAAGAAGGTTACATCTTCTGTAGCTCCAGTGTATTCATCTTTTACTTTTACAGAAGTATTGCCGTTGTAATCGCATCCTGCAGATACCGTCTCATAGATAGCTCTGGCAATGTCCTGATCATTACCGCCTATCACAGCAATGAATACACTGTGAGGTTTGATACTGTAGCCGTCTACTTTCTTAATTACATTGGTTCTATTACTGTCGATGTAACAGGATAAAACACCATCGCATTGAGATATTCGAGAGTAGATAGCTCCATTTGTGCCTCGTGAATTTAACGCTACAGAGTTGTATCTTCGAGTTTCAAATGCTGATTGTGATTCTTCATAAGAACCTACAGAAGCACTGGCGTTGTTAGTTACACTATCCCAGCCTGCAACAGTAGTTACAATGTTTGTTAATGTATCCGCTCCTGCTTCAACGGGGCCTGTTTCAGAACATTTAAACTGAGCATCAACAGAACCATTACTCTTAATTGTGACGTCGTTCATTAATTCCCATTTAATACCAGTAACCTCAGATTGAATAAGTGAGCCTTTAGGAATAAAAGTGTTTTCTCTACCTTTACAGGTACAAACACAGGTAGAGTTAACAGCTGAATGTCTGGTTAAAAAATAAATCTTGCCTAATGCATCCTGAAACTTACCTGATGCAGTCAACGGGTTAAATTGATTGGCAAGAAAAGCAATTTCAGCATCTTTTTGTGAAATTGCAGCAGTTTGAGAATCAATTAACTGTCCTGCCGGTGTCTCAGGCTCTGTATTAAGCTCAGGTGTATTGTCTTCTTTAAAAGCCTCTTTCCATTGAGATGCTACCTCAGAACGTATGTCCTCAACTTCTGAAACTGTAAAACCTTTTGAACTATCAAATTGCAACATTGATCATTGTCCCATCGTTTAATTGAATTAACATTTGGCAAACTAACATTCTGCCTTCAGTAGTCAGCTGGTTAACCTGAGCGTCTGCAACTCCTTCAACTTCAAGCGCAGCATCTCTTAATCTGTTTTTTAGAATATCTATTGAAGGCTGTTCTTTTAACTCAAGAGCAAAGTGAGGAATACCACGATCTTCATCGTAATAAGCATCTTTGATAAACAATCTGCAAGTATTAGCAACGTTTTGAGCTATGGCATATTCAGCATAGCAGTTAGCTATCTTGCCATTTTTATCAACAAACAAATCCCATTTATCAGGATCTAAGAATAGAGAGTGCATATTGAGAACCTTGAAAATTGGTGATTAATGAATTATCTTTATAAGTAATATATGAAAAGGAGTAAGTTCTACTTCTTGAAAATCATTAAGGTTGGACAATGGGTCACCCCTAAAATGCTACTCGATGCGACACCCTGATACTTGTAGTGTTTCCTTAATGAGCTTACTCCTTTACTTTTTTACATTTCTTTAAATTCTTTCCTTTAATAGGTCTAACAGTAAGAATTGAATTTACTTTATTACCTTTAAAATTCTTTAAAATAACTACGCCAAAATTACCTTGAGGATAATTTGTTTTTAAGTATGAACCGTCAATATCTTTATAAAGTTTTCCTTGTGTCATACAGTTATTCATTTGCTTAATAATTTCATCAACAGAATAACCATTGTCGGTTCTATTCTTTATAAAGTGCTTTAAACCAAAAGTATCAGTGCCATAAGCAAGATCTATATTTCCTAAAACAGGATCTTTAAAAAATGCTTTTAGATAACCTGACTTTTTAGATAAAAGCAATTTTATTGCATCACTACCTTTTAATGCGGTTTTACATTCATCTCCATAGTTGTTATAAATTTCAGCTCTTGGTGTAGTTTGTGATTTTCTTTGCTTTACTTTCTTTTCATTTATAGGTTTGTTTTTATAGATATGATCTATATTTTGACCTTTAAAATGACCGTTTAATATATTACCGTTTTCTTCAATTAAAAGATGAATACCATTTTTAATGGTTACCCAATAAGGATTATTAGTGTTTGAATCACAGGTTAAGAAATTAGCGTAAAGCATACCTAATCTGTAAGCTACACCAAGTTTAAAAGCTTGTTCTGTATTCATCAGTTTGGTGTACCCGTATTACCACTGCCAGGATAAACACCATTGTGAGTGTGGGTATGTAATGAAGTGCCAGAAGCAATAACATCTTTCTGTGAGATGATGTCTCCGTTAAATGTAGCAGTTCCTCCGCCTTGAGTACCTGATACTAAAGTTCCTGTAACCTGCACATTACCGTTTAGAATGATTGTAGGAGCATTGATAGTAGCTGTCTGAGTGTTGACTGTAACTCTGTCAGAAGCATCTACAGTGCATGTCTTACATTTAATGTGTACATACTCATCTGTTTCTACTGTGTAACCCTCAGGGGCGTGCAGAACGATTGTTTTGTCCTGTTTTAGATGCACCCAAACTTTAGGTTCTTTAGTGTGAATGGTTGCTACCATGATTGCATCAGCAGGATTGAACTTTCTGAAGCTTGCAGGTCTTGAAGTAGCAGTCGTGGTGCTGTTGACGTTTGATACATCAGCTTTCATACATAAAAACACACCAATATCATTTGGTTCAGGATCCATAATGACAGCAGCAATGCCTGCCTGAAATCTGTAGTGTGGTAATTCCTGATAAGAAGGCGTAGCAAGTGCATTGCCTTCTGCATCAGTTTGAGCAATTAAAGGTGTAGCAATAACAGTCTTGGTACCGCCTTCACCAGATGAAGAACAGCTTTCAATCTTTGCTAAAAAGCCTGTAAAGACAACTTTATCAATCAGTGATCGTATGTGATACTCCTCAGCGTTAAAAGGGCTTAACGGAGCATACATACTCTGAGTACTGGCTTTTTTAGTAGATGTAATTTCAGACATTATACATACCTTCCGCAAGCACCACTCATGTGAGGATAGTAGGCTGTGATTGTAGATTCCCAAGAACCATCACTTGGTAAATTAGATGATAGCTTGTGACTTAATTTTGTAATGCGCCACTGACCTGTACATTTAGGAACTAAAGTTTTTAACTCAACAAGACCTGCAAATTTGAACTGAGGGTTAAATACAGCCTTAAAACTGATTCCATTTGAAGACATTGAAGGGTAGCCAATCAAACCTGTAGTAGCTGTCAGCTTTGGTACAGTTCCTTTTACCGAAGAGCCGTTACTGATTAAGATCATTTTGTCATCATCTATAACAAGTTCAGCGCCAACCTGTTCACATGCCTGTCTAGCCTGTTCAATGGGCGAACCGCTAAAAATAGCGTTTTTAACAGAAGCTGTTACACCTTCATTCTTGAATGTAAAACCAGCAATCTTAGCCTGTTTCTCAACAAAACTTGCAACGCTCTGCGTCCCTTTAACAACATTCTGACCTTGTGCAGTAATAGAACCAAAGAAACCAATACGAGCATCAATTTTCATTTTTATGTCAGGTTGTGAATTAAAATCAGCAACAGCAGAAGCTATAGTTCCTGCAAATACCTGTGTGTAACCGCTGTAATCATCACCTGCATAGATATTTATGTAGTTGTAATTGTGGTACATAGGCATCATTGCAAGAGTTGATATACGTTCCATGACGTCACGAGGTAAGTTATAGATTTCTACAGATGCTTTTCCAAAATCAGGTGGTCCTAATTTCTCAATGTTAGCTGACATACCAAGATCAGAAATTAAGATACTGTTAGATCCATTTTTAAAAGTTCCTTTGTTTAAAGTGATTTGAACCTTTAATTTTCTGATTTTAAAAGAGGATGGTGCAGATGACTGTTTGGTTGTTGCTTTATTGGTTTTAATCTCAGTTACTGATTGTGTCTTGGTTGAAGAACTGTTTTTTAACACACTGGTAGTTTTACCCCAGATAATTTTAGAAGCAAACATACTAGAACCTCAACCCAAGATCTTTACATTCAGTTTCAGTCAGATAAACAAGTTCAAATCTGTCACCCAATTCGGTGTAATTAGGTTGCTTAGGGATATCCGCAGGGTTAATTACATCAACAATGTAAAGTTGACCTTTAAACTTAGATGGAGACTGAATAATGCCTGTTTTAGGTTGAACTATTGCTCCTTCAACAATTGCCTCATCGTCTACGTACAAATCAAGAAACATGTAATCACCTTTTTGATACAGGTGAATTTGGCAGATTTGATCATCAAGTATGATTTGAAATTCCTGATTCGGTAATGCTTCAACAGATAGAACTTCCATAGCTAATTTCTAATCCACTTTTTAAAATCATCAACGGGTTTACTTAACACACTGTTAAGCATTGATTCAGGCTTTTTCTGTGTCTGTCCTCTTGATTTGCGTTTTGCAATCTTTGTATTGGTATACTCACTCTTAAACTGTCGTACCTCAACAAAGCCACAGTTAACAGTTAGCAAATCAACGCCTGTAGATGAATCTCTGTGATAATCCATCTTAATGAGGTTAAGCGATTTGTATTCCTGATCTGGCGTAATCAAACTGACAATCGTTTCGCTGTTGCTCAATTCCATTAACGCAGACACAGCTGATAAGATTGTTTCAGGTGTTCCTTTAATACCTAAAACAACCTGTATCTCAATAGGGGATTGAGTTTTATTGTAAGAAACAAAAGAACCGTTTTCAGTAGGTGAGGAGATAGCTTTGCTTTCATTTTTAACATCAATGGCAAAGAATGTATTAAAAGTAACAGCTCTCTCTCCGTTATCATCCACAATGTTCCATGTTCTGGTTACCTTTTGCCCTTGGGTATTGCTGTCGCCTGAAAGGCCATTGATAAAAGAACCCAGTCCTGCCTTTTTAGCAATAGCAAAAGCCTGTGAATTCTGAAACCTGTTAACCTGTTTAAAGAACTTTAAGTTATCAAGTTTTCGCAGGCTGTTTCTAAGATAGGGATTTGCTGTAAGCTTGGTAATATCACTCTGAGTAAACATATTACCTGAAGTGATATTCTTTAAACCAAGTCTATCTAATGCTTTGTCCTGATAGTTTTTAAAGTTCTCTAATCCGTTAATAATTCTTACTTTAAAGCCATTTGTTGAGCTGTGAGAATTACTTGAATTTAATACAGCATCATCTTTTACATCAGCCATATTTTTTAACCTATGCTAAAAGATCATCTAGTTATAGCAGACGCTTTGCGCTGCTAAATAAGAGTTATCAAGACCGTTAGCTGTCTGTATTACAGAACGTGTCATCTCAGGAGTTGCTCCATTGATGGTGAAATTGTTGTTAACAGTCTTACTCTGATTAGAAGTAGAATTTGAATTAGTGGTATGGTTACTTACATTTGAGTTTGTAACTACCTGTTGTGTTTTTTCAGGTGTAGGAATAGAAGCAACACCAACCTTTAGATTATTAGCTGTTCTAACAAAACCCTGTAAGGTTTTCTGATCAGTCTGTAGTGTATTAAGACGTTTGTTAGCTTCATTGTACTTACCGGCCTTTCTTAACCTGTCAATTTCAGCAAGTTCTTTTTGCTGTCTTACAAGCTCAACTCTAAAAGAACGTTCAAGTTTATTTCTCTTTTCAAGTTCATTGTTTAACTTGGATACAGAATTGTCCTGAACTGATGCCTGAACCTGTTTTACGTTTTCAACATTTTTAACGTTGGTTACATTTGAATTCTCAACATTCTTACTGGTTGTTAAGACGCTGTTCTTTGTATTTTCAACGTTATTAACATTCTCTACGTTCTTTAAGTTATGAATATCAGTTTCTTTCTTTTTCTCTTCAATGTTTGTAAGTACTCTTGTTTGAGATTTCTGCTCGGGTAAACTTGAAGTTTGAACGTCATCATCCATAATAGGAGCATCGGTACCTTCATAAGTGGTAGGCTTTGAAGCATCTTTCTTATCTTCATCATCATCGCTTGAGAAAGGATTTAAACCTTTTACCCACTCGATCATGCTTTTGCCTTTATCGACAACAGAATTAAACATTCCTAAGAATTTATCTTTAACGTAGTCGATAATTTGCATTAGCCAGTCTGTAACAGGTTTAAACAGATTTTTAAATGAACTGCAGAAATCAGACCAGCCTTGTTTTAATAACTCAGTGTCTCCAGTAAACAGGGCAACAATAGCGCCCATTACCATTTCTACAACACCGAGGATTGCGTTAAAAGCACTTCCTACAGCATTCACAAGAAACATTGCCGCTTGAGCTAAGCCGTCAAACCATGTTGCATCATTTCCTTGGTCAAACAGCTTTGCTAAAAGAATGCCAAAGTAAGCAATACCATTAAAAACATGTTCTAAGATGTTTGATAGGGATCTTAGTGACTGCTTTAATGTTTCAATGAAGGTATTAACTCCTTCTGAATTTTTAAAACGTTCATAAAACTTTGTTATAAAGTCATAAGCTTTTTTACCAAAGTTAATGAAAGGATCCCAGAAAGTACCAAAGAGGGATTTACCACCTTTTATCCTTACTATCAGATCATCAATAACAAGAGCTAAAGCTACAATACCTGCAATGATCCACGTAATAGGATTCATTAAAATTGCACCTGCAAGAGATATAAATGCAGGCACCAAAGCAGTAGTAATAACCACAGCTAAGATTTTAAAGAATCTTGCAGCATCTTCTTTGTGTTCTCCTAACCACTTGGAGAATGAATTTAAAGCCTCTACACCTTTTAAGAGTATTGGATTAAAAGAACGCATCAGAACAGCTGAGAAATCAGCTACAGCAATTCTAAAGTTAGTTAAAGCCTTTTGGCTTTTTACATAAACTTCAATATCCTGTTTTGTGTAGCGGTTGAATGCTGCCATCTTCTCACGCCACTCATCTAACTGCTTGTAGTAAGCACCTGTCATCTGAGCTACTTGTGATAATCCACCAAAGTAAGATTTAAACATTGCACCAACAGAGAAAGCAGCTGCTAAAGGTCCTGCGATACCCTTAACAAGCCCAAGCATACGATTAGCTGTATTATTAGCTGTTTTATCTAATGCCTGCGCAACATTAGATGTGCTCTTTTTTGCATTCTCCTCAACTTTGTTCATCTGACTGTCAATATCGCCAGTATCTAAGCCGAGTTTAATTAAAAGTACGTCACCTAATGTTGCCATTTTTTAAGTTCTCTGTTTACTTGCAAAATCATTTGCAATGTTTTCGTTAGTTCTTGCAACATACAGACACTCTAACAGGTCCATAGCATCTTCGTAGCTGTAGTACTGTTCTAGTTCTTGTAATGTTGCATAATGCTCCTGTATCAGTGGAGCAAACAGGCGTGAGAAGTTCTGTGTTTGGATAAAATGAGGAGTTTTACCACCAGAACTTAAGCTTGTTTCTTCAAGCTGTTTTCGTTCTTGTAAGAAGAAAAATTTACAGCAAATACCTCTTTCTGTAATTGCCACAAAGCTCTAATATCATCAAAGATTTCAAGCTCTTTTTCAGTAATATTGATGATGGCTTCGTCATTCATTCTTACAGCTGTTTCTTTAACAAGGTCAAATAACAGATGATCTACAGTGTCAGGATCTAACTGACCAAAGAAACTAAAGCCTTTTTGAGCTATTAAATTGGTAATGGTACTCATAGTATCTGAACCTGATACGCCTAGTTTCTCTATATCAATGTTGAGTAATCCTGCTTTTGCCAGAGCTATACCAACTCTGATTAACCACTTTTCAGCCTTAATTGCAGGGATTTGAGTTAATCTGAACTTATATTGAGCTTCATCATCAACGATGGTAATGTTTTTAATCTGTCTCATGTAATAATCTCACCTATAAAAAAATAGGGCATCAAAACTGATACCCCAAAATCAATATTAGCTACGGGAAAATTAAATAGTAGAGTCGTTTACATCTTCAAATGTAAATCCCCACTGAGTAGGCTCTAATACTTTCTTTGCATTTAAAATTGAAGGAACCTCTGTCAGGATGCCATTAATCAAAGTAAATTCTTTGCCTAAAGCAGGAATTGAGATTGAAGCTGTAATTGAATAAGTTGTCTTATTTAATCTCTGATTGTTTGCAATATTTCTCAAGTACTCAATAGAATCTGAATCAGCTTCTAATGAAATCTTAAAAGGAATAGGTGCAGGGGTATAACCTGCTGCAAGCTGTCCATCTACACCCATTCTTACCTCAGCAATAGTTACATTATCAGAGCTGAACGCATCATCAGATGCGAACTTCTCAATCTGCACTCCTGAAGGGTAAAGCTCTTCAACTGTTAAGATTAAGATTGCGTTTGCACTAGTAATAGTCTTCATTTATTTCTCCTAAACTACAGCAATTGAAGGCATGGTTAAACGGTGTACAGCACCACCATAGGTGTAAACTAAGTTGCAAGATGGTGATTTACGTTGCTGTCTTGTCTGAGCTGAAGGATCTAAAATCTGTAAGTAGTAGCCGTTATTGTAGATTTCGTCTGAGTAATCAGCACCTAACTCTTCGATTAAAGAGCTCTTCTGAGTTTCAGATAAAGATACACCAGCTTCAATTACGCCATTATTCTTTGCACGGTTAATTACATCTCTTAGCCATGAGCGGATCATTGCATAACCACGTAAGGTGTAAGGTACTCTTCTAACAGCTTCAAATCCTGCCATTACCTGAACCTGCATTGCGTTACATAACCAGATTGAATTTAGATAAGTATCAATCCAGTCCCATTCACCTAACATACGGCCAGAGTATAACCAGACAAAGTTGTCATTACGGGTTGCATAGTTACCTATGAAGTTGACTTTGTGTCCCTCAAGAGCATTTGCTTCGTCTGTATCTAATACATTTGCACCTAATCCATCCTGAGACTTGAATGCAAAAGTAATAGTGCTGTTCTTGTTATCCCAGGCAATAGAAGCAGCTGCACCCATGATAAACGCTGCAACACGATATGAATCATAAACAACAGTGGTTGCTGCTATGTTTTCTGTAATCAACTTTTCAGCAATAATTGATTTACTGTTACTGTCAGCATTTTCTTTAGAACTGTCCCAAAGAACATACAGATAACAAACACCAGCAGATGCATTAGCTGTAGCCCATTCTCCTAATTCTAAAGCCTCATCATCTGATGCTTCCCATAAGGTGGTGAAGGTAACGAAGTTTTGGAAGCTTAAAGTTAACTTGTTGAAAGTAGCTGAAAGAGTGGTTGAATCAGAACCGTCTGAAACTATACATGAATCAGCAGTAAAGCCCATTGCAAGAGCGACATCACCTGTAGGAGTGCTTACAGAGACATCGGCAGATAATGTACCATTTGTGATGGTAAATGCGTTAGTTACAGAATCAAAAGCAACTGTTAAACCTGATAACTCCGCATCTTCTGAATCAGAATCAAGATCTCTTAAAGCCTCTTGAACCTTGTCAGCTACTTCAGATAATGAAGATGCTGAGGATAAATCTAAGCTTGAAACAGTATGGATTTTGCCTGTTAATGTTACAGAAAAAGCACCTGCTGTGATCTGAGTTAAAGATGCTAACGTTGTTGAAGGTTTTAACGCTGTACCTCTAACAAAGGGGGCTACACCTGTATCGCAGTAACGATAGAAATACAGAACAGAAGGCTTAATCTGACTGTTCTTGTAACCGCCAAAGTACACCTGAGCAAATTTATATTCATCTGATGTTTCACCAAATGCAGAAGCTACAGCCGAAGCTGATGAATATGAGGTTGGTGCATTTACGGCAAGTCTTGAATTCTTTGAAAGAACAAGACCATTAAAGACCAGATCAGAACCTGTACCTTTTAGAATTCGAGGTACAATGCTGACGATGTTACTTGCACTAATTGGCATTGTATTTTCTCCTATTTAATAGAATCTACGTTCTTAATACCTAGAACGTTCAAAGAAGGGTCTTGCTTTTCAGCTTCAGACAAACGGGTTATAAAATTGTTTTTAATGTCAACTTCAGTAAAGCCAAAGCTGTCATAAATGGTTTCTGTAGTCATTGCTATATGAAGAGTTGTTGACCAACGTTTTAAATAGTTGTTATCGTCAGCCACAATAGTGGTATCGTTTGAACTGTCAGCATATAGAATATGCATTCCACGAGCATTTAAGAACTCATAAACAACATCTGACTGTGAGAAATTATCAATTGAACTTGCTCTTAGCATTGCATCTAAGCCGTCAGAGCCGTTAGAAGTATCTGCGTAACAGTCAATCTGCACACTTACTTCATATTCAACTTTGTTGTGCTCTTCTTCATTTTGCGCATCGTATTTAATTTCGTTGGTGCCGTGTCTGACAATATTTAAAATTGTGTAGATCACGTAGTCACTTGAATCTTTAGGAAGGGTTAGATTGTTTTGATTGCCATAGAAGATGTTGTTTTCATCTACAGAGGGGATTAAGAACTCATTTAACAGCTCATAGAGTGTTTCCTGTAGATTGGTCGATGTCTTGATCGTGTTCATTGCCTTTGTCTTCAGAAGGAGTTACGGGAATAGATGGTGTAAGTTCAATAGCTTTAATAGTTAGGTTTGGTGCTCTGTCTTGAAGTTGAACTCTTAAGCACATCCAACCTGCTTTTGAAAAGTCCTCTTCTACAGCGATTACAAACCACCACATGCCATTACTGTCTTTTAGGTAATCACCACTGCGTGACAGCTGTCTGAATACGCTGTAAGGCTTTTCTTTTAGCTTATCTGATGATTGTAAATAGAGCTTTCTGATCTGCGAGTTCTGACCTGCAAGATTAGAGTGATCTAATGCAGCATCATTCTCTGACTGAAAACTGCCTTTAACTTCTATACCGTTCAGATAAATAGCTTTTACAATGCCTTTTACATTCTGTTGACCACAGGAACGAAAGAGGGTAAAGGTTTCATCTGCAAGGTTAGCATTGATAGCTCCTCGCACGATGTTGTGAAGATTTAACATATAGAGCCTGTGATAAATTGTGATTATTGAATTTCAAAAGAGATTGAATCTCTTAATAACCCTGAACTGATACCAGCCTGAGACGAACTTGATGTTCCTGTACCGTCTTGTGAATGCCTCTCTGAAATAGCTCTATATATAGCCATTGTCATAGGAGAACGAGGTGGAAACCTGTTATTCCTGGAACCACCATTTTCAAGAGTTGTTTGAATATCCTGAACCATAATCGCACCGACCATTTGAAGCGATTTAACATAAAAAGAGGCATCAGCACCTACGGAGAAGTGAACCAGAGATTTAATAAAGTAATCTTTCCAATTCTTTTCTTCATCTGCAATGGTGTATCTAAAGAACGGTCTTGGTGGATTAAATAAAGTAGCACCTGCAGGAACATGAACACCATGATGTGATAAATAACCGCTTTGTTTTGGTGTTACTCTCTGGACCCAGCCAAACTCTAAGTATTTGCCGTATTCCTGTGTTGATACACCGCTTTCTGAACGCATATCACGAACACCAACAGCTACGGTTTTATTTGATTCACTCTTAAGGTTCTTAACTAAAGATTTTAGCTGTTCTAAGTTAACTTTGATGCTATGCATGATGAGATATTTGCGAAAAATAGCCTATAATTCAGTAAAGCAAGAGTTTTAGAAAAGAATTCTGTTTCTTTGTAATACATTGTCTAGGTCCGAAATATGCGATGTTCTCTTGCTTGTATCTTTGTAAAAAGCAACCTATAATTACGACCAAGACGGTGATAAAAGTCAGAAAGACGGCACTTCTGCTTACGGTTAGGATTTATTCCTAGAACCAGGATGGTGAGTGGGCCGCACACCTATCACCGTCTTTTCATTTCTTCTTCTTTGCTGTTCAACATGAACCACTTCAAAAAAAATCTTTAGTTCTATAATTTGACTTTTTAATGATAGTAACCTATATTTAGTGAAAGGCTGATTTACTACCTCGGTAGCTGAACCGACTGGGTCATTTCAGCCTTTTTTTTTATTTCTTATCAACTTTTGATAATGAATAGTGTATGTAAGTTTTATTTCTTTTTCTTATATCTTCTTTCATTCTCATTAGATCGGTTTGAGCTGAAATTTTTCCATTTTTGTCAGGAATATCCTTTCTAAAATAATAAAAACGATGTACCCCTTCGTGTTTACCTTTGGTTGGTTTTGAACTTCCAATAAGTTCACCTTCACGATAAATCTCAGGAATATGAGAAGATGCTTTTTCTTTTAATTCAGATTGTCTAATATTGAATGCTGTTTTAGATCTTCCTGTTGCATTAAACTCAATTACACCTTTCTTTAACGGTGTTTTCGCATTATGAATAACTCCATCTTTATATTGAGAATTCATATAATTCTTTGTTAGTTTTGATGGCTTTATTTCTTCACCTGTTAAAGGATCTGTGTGATTTTGACTTTTATAATCAGAAAAAGAGGTTAGTACGTTAGGCAACTCTTTTTGCTCTGTTCCCACTCCACTAACTTCTTTAGTCTTGGTGTTAATAGCAATTTTCTTGCCATTCTTAGCTGTTCTAAAGATAAGATCTTTGTCAGGTATGTTCTCATCTTTAGTTAACATGGTCTGTCTTGCTTTTACACCTAAACCGAACATAAAACCAAGACAGTAGGCTTTAACAATATTTTGAGTTAGTGGAGTTATCATAGTTAACCAATGAAGTTTTTAATGAAGTCACTTTGATCTTCTGTAGCTTTAACCGTCCATGCTTTTAAATCAGGATTCCATCTGAACCTTCTTGATTTAAGCATCGCACGATCTTCTTTTGAAGGAATACCTTTTGGTATCAGCATGTTGTTGAGCTAAATCAGCTCTACGCTTTAAAGAAGCTTCACGGGCTTTTTTACGTGCTTCATAGCCTTCATGCTTTGTGATTGATGATGAAGTTTTTTTTCTTTGCAACACTAAAGATGCTTCTTGTACTGCTTTTTGTAAGCTTTTAGCTTCATTTGCCCTTTCAGTATCGTTCACAGCACCTTTTAGTGAGTTCTGCCAATACTGAACATTAGCAATAGCTTGATATACTTCTGTACCTTTACCATAAGAATTTCCTTTTGGTGTTTTAAGATCCATTAGCTTATCAACAACACTGTCAGATTGCTTAAGAATATCTTGAGGTGTTGATTGAGAAAAATCTATCTGAGCTTTATCTGTTTTGTTATGTAGATTTTGCTCAAAAGATTTTTGTTTTTGTTGATTATTTAATTTTCTTTGTTTAACCGCATCGTTATATTTGCGTTCTTCAGATAATTTACTTGCCTTGCCAAAAGGACCGTCATTGTAATCAGTATCAAGAGAACCAAAAGGCTTGTTTACAATGTCTTGATAAGATGTAGTACCATGTAACTCGTGACTAATATCAACTGTTGCTATTCCATCTGTCATTCTTTTGATTTTTGCAACCACATCAGGATTTTTTAACTGAGCAATAAATTGTTTCTTTTCTTCATCTGTTAAGTTGTCTAATTTGTTAATCTGTTCTGCTGAATTTTTCTGATAACGTTGCATGTACATATTAGAACGTTCAGCAATCTTTTGTCTTTCAATATCTTTTGACGTTTTATTTGTAAACCCAATCTTTTGATTATTCATCATGTCAGATTTATGGTTCATACGGTTTACATTCATCTGGGCGCCAGCTTGTTCATGACCTCTTTTAACAGCAGAAAGATGACGACCGTTGAATTTACCGCCCATTCCACCTAATACTTCACCTGATGATGTATCAATCAGTGCAGGACGTCCTTTATGACCTTGACCGTTAGGATGTACAGTGATCCATTTTGCATCATCTTGTGCTAGTTTTTTTTTCTGACGACCTAAAGCATAAAGAAAACCTTTCATAAAGGCTAATTGAATTGGAGTAAACATATTTGACCTATAATAAAAATGACATCTGATTAAAAGGATGAGTTACGACTTAAAAGATGAGTTACGACACTACCCAAATGGATGGTTTATCTTGTATCCATAAAATCTACCGCCTTTGGTGCGAGCTTTTAACATTTGCCATGCATGTTGACCGCATAATGTCTGATTCCACCAATCGGCGGTATCTTTGTTTGACTTAAACAAATCAAAACTTGTATTTACTGAGCCTTGTGATGCAGAAGTTACTCTTCCAGGCTGTCCGTTTTTATTCCACAGCTCTAATGTAGCTAAATGACAGGTAACAGCATATAAAAACGTTCTACGTGTGTAGATGTCGTTTTCAGGCTCATACTTGAAGCATGATGAACTGTCATCATTGCCATACAGCTCACAGGCATCTTGAAAGCACATTTTTAAAGCTTCATCTGAAATATCAGCCAAATGCTCATATCTGCATCTAAAAACATCTATATCAAATTCAACTTTCATTTCAGATAAAACCTCAATCAACAGGGGAGCTTAAACTCCCCATTCGTTACTAATCTTTTGCTTCTTCAACTTTTGCGTCTTTAGGAGAAGCAGGATCAAAACCGCCTGATGTCTGTGCGATCTTGTCCTGTACAGTATCTGACTTCATCTCATTCTCATTTTTGATTTCAAAAACACTTGGTAAAAAGCCTTTTGCACCAATAAACATGGTTTCACGTCCATGTAGAGCTTTAATAGCTTCCCAGTCTGTTCTTGATAATGTCTGATGTACTCCATTACCAGACTCAGTTAAGATGCCTTTTCTCTTACCTCGTAAAACAGCATCTGTTCCGTATAAAACTACAGATTTTGTTCCACCTGAGCCGTTAGGAATATCATCAAACTTGTGGTTATGACGTAAGCAAACAACAATATGAACAACGTCTGCACCTGTTAACTTCTCTGTCTCAGTTTTCTTTTTAACTGCCATTTATAGTCTCCATAAATTAAAAAAGGCGGTAAAAACCGCCTTAAGAGATGAGATTGAAAAACTAGATGCCCTTCATGATAGCAATCAATGAAGGACGCTTAATCACAGTACCAAAGGTAGTACCGATAGCTTTCTGTGAGAAGTGTGACTCATGAGGAATTAAACGACCTAAACGATACTTCTCTGAATAAGAAGGCTGTGCTGTAATATCGCCATTGTACTCAGGAACAATTAAGTACAAGGTTTCACCTGTAGTATCACTTAACTCAGGAACTACCTCAATCTGAATGTTTGGATAGTTTTCAAGCAATAAGCCTTTAGCTGTCTTACCAAACTGAGTTGCATTTGTCAGATCAGCGTTTCTTGCATTGGAAATACCTAAGATCATAGGAGTATTTGCGTCAATGTTACCGCCGTTGTTTTTCTGTAACTCAGTGATTAACTTTACAATATCGTCATAAGCTCTATTAGCAAAGTCAGCTGTTGAGTCAGCCTTTTTATCAGCCCATGTTGATTTACCATTTGCTGAAATTGGTGAAATAGAATCAGGTAAATTAGGATCATTTAACAGACCATAGATTTCCTTACCCTCAACACCAAAGAGATAGAACTTATTCTGTGCTCTTTCAATAATTGATGCTGATGCTCTCTGTTTACCTGCTACAAGTGACAGTTTTGCAGCAGCTGCTAATTCAGCTTCAAAGTCACCATATTTTAAGGTAGTCTGGAATCTGAACTGCTCACGAACAGGGAATTCATAATTAACATCTACAGATGAACCATTCTGAAAATCAGAATAAGCTTCAACGTCACCTGCCAACTCCTCTACAGGGAATGTATAAGAGTTATCAGTCCACTTACCAACCTGAGCTTCAATACCTAACTTTGTTGCAGCTGTTTTTGCAAACAGAATTTGTACAATTTTAGGATCGATGTAAGCAGTAAATGCTGATGGAACTCCAACGTTAGCAGGAGTAATTGCAGCATCCTGTGCTAACATTTTTGCGGTTTTGTTGTAATCAGTACGGATATTACCGTTTACTGAATCATAAGCCATAAAGCCTTTTGCATAAGGAGCGACAATACCACGCTCTTTAGCTAGCTCAAAATCTTCGATCATTGATTATCTCCTAGAATCTCTCAGCGATGACTAAATCACCTTCAGCAAAGTTCTTCTTGCCGTCAGTTGCTTTAACTACCCAGCCTGTATCAACTACACCTGTACCTGCAGTTGCTGCTACAGATACAACACCAGTAGTAGGCTTAATTAAAATCTTTAAGCCTGTAGTACCTGCAGAAGGAGCCTTAATGTAGTACTGACCACGTAAAGCAATGGTTACAGTCTCACCATCTCTATAAACTGATGTAGCTTCATCAGTTACAGATTCAAAAGTTGAGGTTAAGTTGCGTTCTACAATACCGATTGGCAACTCGGTATCAGCTGATGCTGTAGCTGAAACTACACCGTCTTTATTAAAGAATGCAAAACCACCTGCTTTTACGGTACCGTCTGAGAAGTAGTTTGTATCTGTATAAAACGCCTGACCTACAACTACCTGCTGACCTTCAAAGCCTTTAGCAGGGTATAGACCGACAGTCTTCTGTAAAATTGACATTTATTAAACTCCTACCTGAACATTTGTTAAAATTTCTGAAATAGCACTATTCTTTGCTGTAGGAGCTGAATCAGTAGCCATTACAGTTCTCTTGTCCTTAGTTGCAGTTAATGCGCTGATTACAGCTTTTGCTGCTTTGCCTGTTAACTGATTGTAATTTCTGATGCCCAGCTTCTTAGCTGCTTCACGGTAAATCTGACCTGCGCTGTCAAAAGCCATTGCATCAACATTACCTAAAATTTGTCTGCACTCATTAGCAGCTGCATATTTAAGTTTTAGCTGTCTGTTAACAGCCTTAACCGCAACTTTAATCTGTGCATCCTGACCTAATGACTTATCTGTGTTCTTATCTTTTTCGGATGAAAGCTTAAAGCCTGTAATGAATGCTTTCTTAAGCTCAGGTGAAGCATCATCTAAACCACACTGCTTTAAAGCATCGCCAATGACCTTATCGTCATCGTCTTCTGCCTGAGCATTGTCATTAGGTTCTTCATCCTTAGCTGAATCAGTATCATCAAGATCATCATCAGTAGCATCTACAGGCTCTTCATGTTCAGAACCATTATCAGAAGTATCAAGATCATCGTCTTCAGCAGGTTCTGATGTTTCCAAATCATCGTCTTCAGCTGAATTTAAAATGTCTTTATACTTGTCTTCATCACCATTAGCTTTGATAGCTTCAATTAAAGCTTCAAGCTTACCGTCAGTTGCAGGAGTATTATCCTTATCAACCATGTCGCCTTCTTTTGCCTTGTGCAGGTCAAGAATTGACTGTGCAAGGTTCTTCTCGGCATTTTCAATTGCTGCATTATCAGCCATTGTGTTTTTCTCCTTGATTTGTGCGTCTTCCACCAGCACATCATGTCCCGCACGGCCCTCTTCAACGAGAGCAACATGATTGCAATTAATATCAGTCATTACAAAGTCGTAATGTTGACCTTCAAACTCACCTTCTTTCTTTACAGGTGTGTATCTGTAAGCAAGACTAAGCTCACGCATTGAACCGTCTTTAATACGATCAATTGCCTTAGCATCGTGAAAATGAAGTGAATTGGTAAGATAAGGTGATTCCCATTTGGCATCATCGCCAGTAGAACCAATACGAGTATCTTTAGCAGGCGCATTTGCGTAATCAGCGTGATGCTCAAACTGAATTGGAATGCCGTTTAAACTCTGAATAGTGTCAGGTTTTGATAATTCTGATGCAGGTCTGTAACCGTGATAAATGACATCAGATTCAAAACCAAGTTCTTCATGATTAGGTATCTCATGTCCATAGTATGGTGCTACCTGTTCTTTAGTCACAGGGGAAACAGCAACATGAAGAAAACCATTGTCGTCCACAGTTCTTACTGAATCTTTATCTATTGAGAAATTGTCAAAAGCTAAACTTGTTGGCATGATTTGACCTATATTTATAATTAGAAGTCGTCTTAGTTAAGATGTAACTACGACTAAGACGAGTTACGACACCACTCTGGTAAAGCCATACGAAAACCGCACTTACAGTAAGGCAGTTCACCAGGCAAAACATTCTTGTTTACATCACTGTCATACAGTCCTACAGAGATGTCATAGCGCTGACCATCAAAAGCTCTGTGAGTTTCTCTTGACGTGTATTTGCCAGGTACATGTTTCCAGATAGCGTATTGAATTCCTAAATCCTTTGCGTTGCTGATTTGTATCTGTATACTTGATTTATGTACCTGATCACTTACAACACGCTCTACACGTGCTCTGTCAAAACCTTGTGTTGCACCTAAGACAATGCGAAGATCTGAAAGATTGTCTCCACCTAGCAAACCTTTTTGAACAACATCAGAAATACGCTGTACATCGTTAAGTGAAATCTTTGTGATTAAAGCTGCATTCTCTTTAATCATTCCTTCCATTTGAGATGCAATAGAAGGGGAAATGAACTGTTTTTTAATGGTAGGTACTGTCCATTTTCTTTTCAGGTAATCAAGATTAAACCCTGCTGCTTTAAGAGCTTGTTTCTGAGCAAAACTGACTGTTGCAACCTGATTGCGTATGAACCAGTCACAAAGCTGTCTTGAAATGCTGTTTAATCCTGTAGCCCATGAACCTATATTTCGATTTATAAAATCATCAATATGGTTCTTAAGCCATTCAGGATCAGCTTTAGCCATTGAACGCAGTATCTTGCGCTGTAGCTTTAGTAATTGCTGTCGTTCTGCCTGTGTCTTAGGTTTAGACAATGAAGCATCTGTTGTAAGCATTGCTTCACTGTCCAGATTGAGCATGATTTGATTTAAAACATAACGTTGAAAATCACTTTGAAGTTTCAGAACCTTCTTTTGAAAGGTTTTGAGAAGCCACTGATTCGGCTCGATTACTCTCGCTGTTCTCAGCTTTTTCATTCTTAGCCTCATTCATCATCTGTGTAAATGGATCGTCTGTCTTAAAATCTTCCTGCTCGCCATTCTGCATTGCTTGTGCTTGAGCTTGTTGCAGTTCTTCTGGCATTTCACTGTCGATAAAATCAAGGCCAATGTCTTGATCATTCTTAACAGCTTCACGAAGTTCTTCAGCGCTTAGAACCTGTCTATCAAGTAACTGACCCCATGCACCTACTTTTGTTTGAGCTGTCATAGCCTGTGATGCTCTGTTCTCAACATCAAGAGGTACAAAGTCGAAGGTAATAGAAGGATCAATCTCTCCAAATTCAGCACGCTCAATAGCATTGATACAACGCTGAATTGCATCACGGTGTAATTCCTGTTTAGAAGAGATGTGATCGTAGTAATTTTTAAGATCAGATTCGCCTGTAGCATTAAAGCCAGAAGGTGAAATGCCAAGTAACTTAACAGCAGGTACTCGGTTAATTGCACAAATCATCTCTAAGCTTTGTTTAACGATGTCTGTACATCCTGCAGTTGAAGTTTGAACGTTGGTTACATCTTCACTGTCTTTATCGCACACAAAAATTGAATCGTTATCTCTGTAGCGGGCTAACATAGCCATCTTTGCGTCAAAAAAAGCAATACCTTGAGAGTCACTATTTAGAATTGCATCCATATCAGTTTTAACTACAAGTAGCGATATCTTTTGAAGCAGTTTTGCTGTGTAAGTTCTGCATTCGTTAAAGTGAAGAATGTAATCCCATAAGATTTGAGCCTGTGGAATACCTAAGAAGTTGTAATTTGGTTTTAGAAGTAAAGGAGGTTCATTATCAACAATTCTTAGTAATCTGTCTTTATGAACCTTCTTACCCAATACATACCAGTACTTAGGCTTCATGTAATCAGAAGCTAAAGGATTAAAGGCGTTGTATTCGGCAGGGGAGATGTTAACAGGATCAACCACGATGAACTTTAGATTATGTTTAGGATCAATCTCAGCTGACTGATTGTTAATTGCTAGTGGCAAATCAAGTTCATCTGAACCTGTATCTATAAAGATAAAGCAACCTCCCATGTAGCCTGTTGTTGTAAAAGCATCATGGAATAATGATTGAAGGTGATACTTGTTCTTGATTAAATCATCAAGTTTACTGATCTTGTCAGGATCAGTATCTTCACCACCTTTTAATTCAATCCATTTCTTAGACATGTCATCTGCAACAGTAGAGATACATGCTCTAACCATACCTTGCTGAGCAATCTGCTGTAGTGCTCCGTAACCTACAAATGAAGTAACAGGGAACTGTCCCATGTCAAAAGCATGTTGCTGTAAGCTCTGATAAATAGAATCAAAACCGCCAATACTTTCAAAAGCAGAATCCATTGCAAGACGTGTATTTTCTTTGCAACCTAATGTTACAGGCAAAGAGAAAGCTTTCTTAACCTTTTCTAAGGTATCAAATGCTTCAGCTGTTCTTTTAGGCATAAGCAACTGATTAAGTAACTCTTCAGGAGAGATCTTTTTCTTTGCTTTGGTCTCTTTAATTTCTGCTTTTTGTTCTTTAGTATTCATAGGCAATAAAAAAGCACCTTGCGGTGCCTTCTTTTGTAATTATTTAACTAGATTTTGAATAACAATTGGTATTGATGCTTTGATAAATTCCCAACTAAGCGAAATCCCAATCTGTTTTGATTTAAGTTTAATTGCATTCCAAATTTTTTGATCTCGTAGTGCATCTAAAAGATCATGTCCTGACATGGTTATATAAACACCTCTTAAATCCCAAAAGTTAAAAGAACCATCAGAATTTCTTTGCACTTCAGCATGCTTTATTATTCCAGCATCTACAAGAATTTCTATATGACCAAGTAATACTTCATCTGAAATACAATAAGGTGGTTTTACACTTAATCCATCATTGATAAATGAATCTAAAGAATTGTTTTCAATCTTCTCTAAGATTACTTTTATGACATCCCAATCACGTTTCATATTTACCTCTTATAGCAAGACAAAGAACAGCAATAATGAAATAATCGATAAGATTGACTGAACTCTCAATAGCCATCCTCTACGTGCAATCTGAACCTTTAAATTGGCAATTACTTTGTCATAGTCGTAAAGAATATCTTTAACTGATTTGTCATATTCTTTTAACTCATCATACAAAGCTCTAAACTTGTCCATTGGTAGATAAGTTGAACCTGTGAATAAGCCACTTAACGACATACAACCAAGAATCAATGAAGCTGTAGAAGTAAATGTCATCGCAACTGCAATGTAATACAAATCCTGATGAACAGGCATTGCTTTTAAGCCTGCAATTAAAGCTACATTTAACCAAAGATAAGTCTTAGAAACATCACGTTGATGTTCTTTTACTTCTTGACTTAAGTTATACCAGAATTTGTAAGCATACTCTAAAGATAACAGAGGTGAAAACATGATAAATACCTTATTTATGCAATTCTAAAATCACAGGGCTTATAATTACTAGAAAGACAAACCAAATGAACCATGACATACATTAAAACCTTCTTCTGCCTTGTCTTAACAGTCTTAAATTAGCTTCTGTAACTGTCTTGGCTGTATCTTTTAACTCAACAAGGCCATAACGCATTGCATCCATGCAATGGCTGAACTCATGATTAGGTTTGTTTGTTGGTTTACCTAATCTATCCTTTTCCCAACAGTAATTTTTGATTTCATGTTCAAAGTTTGTACATCTAGGAGAATAGATGATCTTGTAGTTCTGTATCTTTTGAATACCATAATTTACAGAATCAGGACCTTTAGGAGCTGGTTTTGCATTGATACCAACTCTACGAAGTTCTTCAATAGATTTAGGCTCTGCAGCATCACAGTAAACAGGTTCACCTCTTAATCCAATGTCATTCTTTATGTGTTTTGCAATCTCTTGATTGGTAACATTGGTTAGATACAGTTCATAACAGATATAAATCTCTTTATTCTCAGTATCAACAAATCCACCAACAAAAGCTGTAGGATCAGTAAAACCAAAATCTAAACCAAAGAAAGCTTTATATCTACGAGGTGCTCCAATGTAATCTCTGTCGTTTAACTCTCGACATTCTACATTCTCATAAATAAGGCCTTCTGCAATACCCCAATCACCTAATCCCTCAATTTTATATCTGCGAGGATTGCGCTTTTTCATGTCTTCAAATAAAGCATGATCGGCTTCTGATAACCACTCGTTACAGAGGTAATTAGTTGTCTTGGTAAATGTAAGTTCGGAAGGTTCATCGAAAAAGCGTGTCTTTAACCATGACTGCTCAGACCATGGATTGAAAGTAATCATAATTCTAATGAAGTAATCATCAGGCATCTGACCACGAAAAGACATATCTAACTTGTTAAAAGCTTCTTCGTCTACAATCTCATACGCTTCTTCAATCCATACCCAGCAAAGATAACCTTTAGGCACGGAAATAGAAGTGATCTTCTGACCTTCATCTAATCCACGAAACAAGATCTTCTGACCTGTAGGGGTGTAAACAATCTCAAGAGGGGAGGTCTTGAACGTGAAGTAGTTCTTAATACCAAATCGTTCACATGCCCACTGCAAATCAGAGAACTGACTATCTCTGATAGTATTCTGATAACGTCTTACACATAGAGCGTTACCAAGTGGCATTTTTACAATGTGGTATATAAGCCACAAAGCAGTTGTTTTTGATTTCTTACTAGCTCTTGAACCTTTACAGACTACATAACGTTTCTTTGTGTTCCACCAATCACCATAGTTATGACCAACTATATCAAGCAATTGTGAAACTTTAGTAGTCATCAGGCATTTCACCAACGATTATTACAGGGGAAACGTTAACATTAGTTGAAGTATCGTAAGCACCTTGCATCTTAGCCAGAAGATCTGCTGCTTTGATGCGGTCAAAATTAGAAGGTAGTTTAAAGTCGTGAACAACGTCACCCATTCCTTTATTGCTAACTACCATTAACTGCTCTTCTTTAGCTTCACCACGAGCGATTGAGGTTAAGATTTTTTGAATTTCGTTTTTATCTGCAATAAGTTTTGAATTAGCCTCATCAGCTAGTTCTTTAATTCTCTGTTTGATATGTTTTTTCTGTAACAGCTTATAACCATAAGAGCCTGCTGCATTTCCTTTCATTGAATAGCCTGCATCTATTACAGATTGTTTTGCATTTGCATTAGAAGCGTAAGCGATGCAAAACTTTTCTTCTTTTGGATTTAGTTTTGGCATGATTACACCGTTTTGAAAAATTAGAAAAGCTAAACTATAATTAAGTAAATACCGTAAAGCTCCATTTCTAGGAAGAAAAAACCGTACGCCTAGATTTGTAGGTATACCGAACCTCGATTAACAAGCGATATATTCACCTTTACGGTATGATGTCATATCCTGTTAACAACCATGTCTTTTGTCTTTTTCCTTCTCTTAAAGATAGTATTGCTTCATAACCATTGTGTTGTATTGCTACTGTTTGATTTGATTTAATATATCTAACAATCTGTCCATTAGCCACAGCGTTTAACACTTCATAAACTGCTTTATTTCCATGTTTATCTGCTATGTGTTCTAATCCATAACCTTTATGTTTAGGTAAAGCAATACCCTTATCAATAGTTATATTATTAGAACCACCATATTCTTTTAAATCATTTCTTAAATTGGAAATCTGAACTTTCTTGGCGCCTTTTTGTATTTGTTTATATGCGGTTAAAACTAAACGAGTTCGTTCTTTCTTTTTCTCAAGAATATTCCATCTTGAAAACGCTTTTGTCTGTCCATTATTTTTTACATTGTTGGCACTTAATAAATTTATTTGTTGATTTTTAAACCTACCGCTTTGAATAACACCATCTTCGTCAATAAGAAAATGCTTTCCATTCTTGGTCGTTATCCAATACGGATTGTTGGTAGAAGCATCAAAACTTAATTTATGGAGTTTATGATAACTAAAGCCTAAACCACAACAAAATCCTAATGTATAGGCTTGAGTTATATTCATGTTTACTCCGTTAAGCTTTGATACCGTTTACTTAACTCATTACGTTCAACTGCAATCTCATCACACTTAGCTGAGAGCTTAAGTGCATACTCTGCAAGAGTTCTTCTGTCCTGTCTAAGCTGTCCACATTCACAGGTTGTTTTAACTTCTCCGGAATAGGTGGAATTTGTGGACAGTGCTGTTTCACTGGTACTGCCACTGTCTGAGTGCATGCTGTTAGTAGTAGCATGCAACTTAGACATAGCAGCATTGTACTTGTCTTTAATCTTGTTAACCTCATCTGTTGCCTCTTTGTCAGCTTGTTCTTGTTTGACTTGCCATTCATGTTCTGTATTAAGCTGCTTAACTAAAGCGTCCTGTTCTGTCTTTATTGCTTCAGCCTGAAGATTGATGATCTCAGCTCTGTAATGCTTAGCTGTAATGGTGATACCAAAGCAAGAGCCAATAACCGCCGACATGGTAGCTACAATTAAAAGTAATTTAAGATCCATAAACAATATAAGAAATTAAACCTATTAACATTGCAAGCAGTACAAGATAGCTTGTAACTTGCGCATAAAGCTCTTAAAAAAAACGAATAAGCAATAAAAAAGGGTACTCATGCGAGTACCCTTTTTTTTTGAGCAAATAAAGTGTTAATTATGTGTAACTAATTTAGCTATATAACCCGATCTAGTTTCTCCAAT